CAGCCATCAACCAAGTACCAATCACGCGGTAGATGGCGCACTAACCCAGCGCGTTATTTCCCTGTGGGCGATGTAATTGCCATTCACGATCCACAAGGTAAGTCTGGTAAACTCTTTAGCAACAAAGAAGAGCTTAAGGCCTTGGTTAGCGGTGTGTTTTTCAGCACTGACTTAAACGATGATTACGAGGGTAGCTGGTGGTTTGTCCCTGCAGCAGCAGGCCTCGATAACGTTAAAAAAGTTTTGGGAGTGTAACATGTTAGAAAACGCTATTTTACCTACAGAAGAAGAGCTAGCGCCCTTGCTTGAAGAGGCCACCAGCAACAAAGAAAAGTCTGAGTTTGTCGCATTGTTTGTTAAAAACCTTGCTTCAATTTTAGACAGTAAACCTATCATGTATCGCGCCTATGGCATGTACTGGTGGGCTTTGAAAGAAATGCTGGTTAATAACGGGATTTCTCGATTTGGTGAATCGCTTGAAGTGGGAACGTTGAACGTTTTTAACTATGAAGATAAGGCACTGCTTTGTTGTGCTGCATGGGCTTACCATGGCTACAACGTTGATAACGGGCTTGTTTATTCATCAACTCACTTCGCAGCTATAGCCAATGACGAAGATTACACTTACTATTTAGAAGACCTCGAAATGGAATCGCTTATCAACGGATAAGCAAGGTTACTGCTCAAGCAAAAACCCGCCTTAATAAGCGGGTTTTTTTATGTCTGTCATTTACTGGTTATTAATCTTGTTTAGCGCATGGCCTATAGCGATATAGTGATCGCCCGTTAACACATCATTGCGTTTGGGAAAGTAAGAATACTTACCCTTATCAACTTCATCGAACGCACCAAAGTTAACGCCATCAATCATGACGTTGTATAGGCCCGTACCATCTAACACTAATTCAACTTTAATCATTTTAACTGCCCTGTTAGTTTATGCCGCCATTTCTAAATCATCTATCTCAATGCTGCACACATAAGATGAGAACGGGATACCAAGGCCGTGCAACTCAAAAGTGAAATCACTATTAGGCCCAAAGTAATCAGCAAACATCTTAGCAAATCTTAACCCGCCTTTAGATAAGCAGTAAGCTTCAATAACCGCCATGACGGTGGCTGTTTGCGGGTTCTGAACTATCCCCTTTACTTCATGGCTGAGTATGTCTTCAATCGCCCATGTGCAATGCCTACTAAATATTTTACCAGAAACCTTATGGCGATACTTTTTAGATATGAACGCAACGCCTACATTGATCCATGCGCTATAACAATTATCTTCAACGCCGTAGTCCTCATCATCAAGCAATTCAAATGCTGCACCAATGACCGCTATTCCGGCCAGTTCATCATTAGCCCACAATTCAAAGCGGTAAGTGTTTTCTCTATCCAATCCAATGTCAGTCATAAAGCTGGGATTAAGAAACGGATCACTATCACTGCATTCTTTGTTGTATTGCTTGGTTAGCGTAACGGCTTCTAGGTCGCTTATTGTGTTTAAGCGTAACACCCAATTAACGCCACTTCGTTTTTCATTGTGACTACTTATAAAATCTCTAGCTAACATAACACCCCCGATACCTGCCAATATCGCATTCTAGAACAACGTTAGGATGTAATTAAACATTTAAATTATAAATATCCATATTTATGTGTGAAATCCCTTAAATCCCCTGTTTTTTTCTATCGTTTCGAGCCATCGATATGATCGCGACTTCACTCATTACTAGAAGTTTTAAATATGTATTACGGTTTATCATCAGCTCACTCTGCAGTTACATTGGCCCTTGCCGTTTGTGATGTACTTGGCCATGGCAAAAACCATGCTGGCTCATTATTACTCGTAGAGACTGCAGCAGCAGAAACGCTATTAGGCGAGCTTAAAGATCCTACTGAACGCTATGCAGGCGCAGGCCTTACTCAAGTTGATGAGGGTACGTTTAAGTGGCTTAGAGAAAAGTTTACCAATAGCAAAGAAGAACGAGCGCTTAGTAAGGCATTTGGCTTTACTCTGTCTAAGGTTAATTACAGTGAACTTGAACTTAGCCCTTTACTTGCGTTTGTCTTTGCCCGTTTACGCTACAAGGTTGTAGTGCCTGATATCCCTAGCAGCCTTGAGGGCCGTGCTAAATACTGGAAAGACTACTATAATACTGACGCTGGCAAAGGTAACGAAGACGATTACATTCTAAAAGCAATCAACTATGTGCCTATCAATGTCTTTCCTGATACTTTTCAACAGGACTACAAGGCGTAGTCAGTAAGGCTTTGAAGCCCTTTTAAGGGCTTTTATCCACATATACAGTGGATATTACCAATAAGATCCTATTGGTTCCGATAAGATCAAGAGAAGATCCCCTCCAAAATAAAACCCCTCGCAAGCCTTTGTTTCAAATAAATAAAAAGCACATTTTAAAAAAACAATCATGTAGTCAATCTGGGGTAAACATGTAGTCAAAAAGGGCTATGCATGTAGTCAATACGGGTAAAGCATGTAGTCAATCTGGGGTAAACATGTAGTCAATCTGGGGTGCCTATGATACCTTTTGTGGATAAACCCCCTAACAAGTTGATATATGGAAGCGGTAGCGGATCAAGACGTTGTAACCACAAGCGTTGCAACGACGGATAACAAATCACAGAAACAAGCCCACTTATTCCCTGCAGAGTTTGAGCCAAACACCTCAAGCTCGGTTCAAGCTAACATATTGCTTAGGCTTGCCATATTCACCCCTGTAAGGCGCGGCGGCAAAGGGCTTGCCAACTTACCTACCAGCCACACAGCAGACTTAACAAAAGAGTTTAGAACGCTACAACTCACACGAAAAGAGGGCTATGAGCGGGTAACTATTACAGGCTCATTCCTGAACTTCGATACTGACTTTAAGGTCTGGTGCGGCATTGTCTGGGCCATTAGCTCAATGCGAAAAGATACTGACTCAGTTGAACTCAAGTTCTCTGCATTCGCCAAATACTGCGGGTTCTCAACTCGCCGCATCGATACAAGTTTAAGAGAACGCATAGAAGAGTCACTTACCAGAATACGAACGCAGACGATCCGGTTCTCCAAATCATCCAAGCAAAGCGACACGGGCAAAGGCTACGTTGGCGGCTTAATTCATAGCGCTGAATTTGATGTAGGGCGCGATTACATCATCCTGACACCGGATAAAAAGCTTTGGGACTTGTACTTGGTTGATCATCAAGTATTGCTCAAGCTCAAAGCCCTTAAGCTGTTATCACGCAAAGAGGCGGCGCAATGCCTGTATGTCTTCTTGTCTGCCCTGCCTGAGAATCCTCACCCTATCTCATTTGAGCGCATACGGGACAGAATGCAGCTTACCTCTAGCGTAGCCGAGCAAAACCGGACTATCACTGCAGCCATAAAAACAGTGATTAAAATCGGTTACTTGGACGGTGAAATTATCAGGAAAGATGGCCAGCGCTACCTCATGGTATTCAATCGAGATCCAAAGCTAGTGCCATTAAAGATGTAGTCAATATGGGCGTTTGTGTGACCGGACAGACATTTAATGTAGTGGAACAGGGAAACAGCCAAACAGCCCGATTTAAGGGCCACCAGCACCAATAAACACCCATTAAAGGCGGTAATAGCCTTTTATTTGCCGTCTCGTTGTAACTGAACAGGGAATATTATGTAGTGAAACTGGGGCGATTAGGCCCAAAACCCCCAGCTTTGTAGTAGAACAGGGAATATCATGTAGTGGATCTGGGGCGATTGGTCACAAAAAACCCCAGCCGTTGTAGCGGAACTGGGGCGAAAGTGAAAAACCTGTAAGGCCATCAAAGGCCATCTAAAGCTAGTAAATTACATTTGGCTGCACTTGCTCGGCTGTATCACTATTAAGCTCTGCAACCGCTACTTTAAGCGCCTTGTCGTACTCATCGCTAATCAGTAACGAGTAACCCAAGCTCTTCAACGCATTAACAACACCATAAGGCGACGCCTCATTAGGTGAAATAGAGAATCCCCACACATCATCCATTCCAACAACAATGCTTTTAAAGGCCTCATCCATTTCAGTTGTTAGCCCTTGATAACTGGCTCTGTGAAACACGTTATCCGTATTGACTACAATATGTAGAATATCAACATCGTTAACCGCAATAAGTTCCATATACCTTACCCGCCTTATTTATTCTTTAAATACTCAATGGCCGCAATGATAATCTCAAGCAACTCACGATTAAGCATGAGTATTTTCATTGTTTTCTTATCCGATAACCACTCAAAACCTTTAGATACTAACTCTGACGATTTAACACCCTGAATATCTGGCTTGCGATTACCAAAGGAATCATAGGCATAAAACACGCTTTCATAAGGCTCATGAATGAACTTATCTACCATGTATTCTTTACTTGAGGCCCATGAGTGATACTTGCTTAATGGCACAACCTTTGGCGCACTAGCGTCGTCGTGACGCTTGCGCAATAACGCGGCCGTCGCTGCAGCAATCTTAGGGTTTTTATCTTCAATCTTATGCCCCAACTCATGCCACATAACGCCCTTGGTTATCTTGCGGCCCACTCCAATTATGTTTGAGTTAGGTACCGAGTAAGCACGAACCAACCCAGCACCATTAGACTCACCATGCTCAAGTGCTATTGGCCCCACGGTGTTAGACGTCACAGCCGCAAAGTCATCAACCCACTTGCTTACTGAATTAACGTCAATACGCTCTTTCTTAAGCTGCTTAACGGCATTCTTACTCACGACGTCTATTTGACTGCCTGTTTTCTCAAAGTCCGTCACCATATCAGCGACATAATTAGAAAGCTTTTCTATCGTAGGGCCGTATAAGCGCTCAGTCTCAGCAGTGTTAATCGCGCTCATTAAGCCGTGGCCAATCTTTTTAGGATCGGGCATCTTATTAAATTCTAGATACTCATTGATGGCGGTTAACGCCTCATCATATCCATCTTCAAAGATATGGCGCTCAAACATCTGAGTCACACGATCCACGGCATCATTCTTAGCTTTGTACTGGGTAGCTCTAAGGCCCGACAAATGATTTCTAAGATAACGATCACGCATAGCCCTAACGCCTTGAGTCACGTCCTTGGCCAAGGCTTCGGGCGTACTAACGTCATCATCATTTAGCGAGATAAGATTGATAGCGCGCAAAGAGTCAATCATCAGCTTCATGCGCGATTCTTTACTGACCTCAACACCCTCACCGTCTAAGTCTTGTGTGATGAAATCAATAACGAACTGACCCTCTGCTTTCAAGTCATCAATAGGGCTTCCATCGACACCCACAAAGCTATCTTGACCGGACAGATAAGCATCAAGCTCTTGAATCGTGATTTTTGGTGAAGCGAACGCGAGCAATAAGCGCCTGTCTATTCGTTTGTTAGTGATATTGCGATTAATCAACTGACGATAATTAAACGCCTCAAGTCGCTCTTGATAGTTTGTGCTACTCGCTTTCTTATACATTTCATTGAATGAGAACACATCAACGTAAGTCGGTTGCAACACCATTTCGCCGCTGGCATCCGGTATGCCAAATAGTTTTACTGCCGCCAGTCTTAACACCTCTGAACGCAGAGGGTAATCAAAGCCTGCATAGCGCGTCGCAGCACTGTGAAGCGATGAATAGTTCTCTAGGTAAGCCTTTGAATTACCCGCCTTGATAGCGGCCCCTAAGATATCAACGAACATATTAACGAGGTTTTCTATCTCATCACCAGCACCAACCGTTGCCGTGTTCGCACGATAAATAAGAGCATCTTTGATTTGCTGAATAGATCCCGCATTCTCAATGTCACTCAATATCACATCAAAGCTGGTGGACTCAAACATGTTACGAACAATCGACTTGTCGCCTTGGCTCACTGCATCGTTGTCATGATTGGAATCGATGGCGAACGTCACAGAGTCCATGGCAGTAATGCGAATACGCACCAGTACAGGCTGACGCATTACTTTAGGTACCGAGCTATCAATACCAAACTGCATCGCCGCTTGCTCTAATCGTTCACGGTAATCACTGGCCGTATTGAGCGCATAAGCGCGGGTTAAGTTCATCAATCGCCCGTTACCGGACTCGACAACAAAGTCGTCATTAATAAATGGCGCACCGTCCGTACTTGACGATGAATTACCCATACGGCTTAACTGGGGCGTGTGCCATAAGCGCTTAAGCTTTTCGGGATCCGTTCTGTCTCTTGGCTGCAGCTCTTGAGGGTAAAGCTCGTTCACGTCGCCGTTAATCCGGTTAGATATAACGATTTGTGACAGCTCCATGATGGCAAATTGTGCTAACACAACGTTACCGGATACGGTTTTTACTTCCGAGATATTGCCTAAGTTTTCCGGCTCTAATTCGCGTGGTTTGTCCATGTGACACCTAAATAAATAGGGCTAGTGAACCTAGCCCATAGATTTAACTAACGTTACGCAGCTATCAATTGCTGATTAGCTTCGGCCCAGCTTTTAGCGCCGACCTTGACTTGATCAAGTGTTGCGCCCTCGCCGTTGACGTCATCTATCACAGCGACAAACTGACTTAGGCCTAAGTTGTTAAACGCCCCAGTAACAAAGCGTTCAATCAAGCTTAACGCGCCGTTATCTGGCGTTTCCTTTACGGGCTTAACATCAAGCCGCTTTAGGTTTTCTTTCCACTGGCGCTGCAGTGCTAGCTTTTCTTTGACCTTAAGGCCACCAGCCTGCAATTGTTTCTTAATGGATAGGTTGTCGCGTTGAACGGCTATTTTTTCCTTAATACTTAGCTTGGCCATTATTCACCCTCCAACGTAAGCAACTCAGTCACACGATCAGAAACACGCTCTATAAGCGCTTCGTTCTCATCGTAAGCGTTCAACGCTTCAAGCTCATCGATAGACTTCTCAAGTAAATCAAGTAGCGCCTCTGTGTCTGTCTCGTTGTTTAACGCATTCTCAAGCGCTTTAACGATTACATCAGATTTACCCTGCTCATCACTCACGTTGTCACCACCCTCTTGCACGTCGGAACCCTCACCATCATCAAGCGTTAACACGAATGAATCTTCAATCTCATAAATTAATGATTCAAAGCCTTTCGCTGGCGTTGGATCTAAAATGCCACCATCAAACATAAACTCATCGTTTTCACCTGACGCGAAGACTTTAGCGGTACGGTTCATTTTCGAGCCATTCAACATCACTTCAATGAAGTAGTGTTCAAACGGTTTGTCTTTAGAGGCTTTATAGTTTTTGCCTAACTCAATACCAAATTTGATTGATACCTTGTCACCGTTAATATCGACATAGCCTTTACGCTCAACACCAATCAACGGCTCAAGCTGTAAACGCGATTTAGTGTAGCGGCCACTTTTGGTGTATTCCGCATAGATATCATCAATAACGTCGGCGTACTCTTCTAAATCAGAAACCGTAAAGGTCTTGGTCAAATCAAAGTCGTAAGCTTCCATTGGGATTGTTGATGTAACCGTGATTTCGCCCTTGGTGTTAGGGATAACGTAACCCGCATCATTAAGCGTTTGCAGGCGGTCTTTATCTTCTTTGGACAGTTCGCTAATGTCGATTAGCTCATCATTGGCTTGGGCCGTTGTATCAGCACCGTCTTCGACAACATATAGACGTAACTCTTCTAAGAAGTCTTCGACCTTGGCTGTTTTGCGGAACGTAACCAAAGCTTGATAGCGCTCAACGTTATCTTTACGATCTCTAAATAGGTCGGTGTTTTTAGCAAACTTAGCAAAGGGATCCTTAGCCAATAGCAACGACTGAGAAAGCGAATCGAAAGTGGCTCTTGATATCTTAGTTGCTGACTCGCCGTAGGCATCCATCGCAGCATAGACCAGCTCACCCAACACCATATCGTAGTCGTCTTCACTTAACGATTTGCCATCAATACGGGCTTGGCGTTCGCTTAAGTCCACCAGCTCATAATCATAAACGTCTTTGTCTGACAGTTTGTAAGCATAAGCAATGGCACCATGGCGCAGCGCGTTATTGTCATTAGCTAAATCAGGGAACTTAGCCGCTGCCTCTTCATGAGTAAGCGTTACTCTAGGGCGCATATTAGGCGCACCACCAAACGAGAACGGACGCGCTCTTAAGCCGTACCAGAACAAATCTGTTTTGCCATTAACAGCAATATCAACATTGATTTTGTTTTCGACGGCGTAGGTTTGCGCGCGGGTAATTAGCAGCTTACGGGTAACAGCATCAAAGCGTGGATCATCAGCAATGATACTAAGCAATTCAGTCGGTGCGATATAACCAAGCTGATCCCACGTCTTGCCAAAGTTACGGCCAACTCGATTACTGACTTCAACCTTGAAATCGATAGCGCCCACTAGCGTACTGGTAGCGACCTTTTTGTTTACGTCCAATTCAACTAAGTCATACTTAGTAATATCTGAATCAGTAAGCTTTTGCGTATACGTCAACACGCCAACATAGTTAACCAGTTCAACGCTGGCCAATAACGCGACCATTTCATTGTTAAAGATTACTTGGGCCTTTGGCAGTGAATCTACCGCCCCTGCAGGCGCATCTTGTAGCGAGCCTGAACGCTTGGCGTAATGCACGAACGTTAGCGTCTCATTAGTTGCCTTTTCTTGCTTAGGCTTTGCGGGTGATTCTGGCTTACTAGTATCTTCCGGTACTTTCACGCGGTCTGCTCGGTTCCAAATAGAATGAGAGCGAGTGAACAACGGCTTTGATGCATTCTCACTGGCCAACACAACAAGCTCAATAAACGCATCCATTAGCGCGACACGGCCCTGCTTGTCTAACCGCTCAACACGGCTACTGATTGATAACGGTACCGCTTTAGCTTCATAACCAGCCCAAGCCGGATCGCCCGATAGAATGCCCTCGTACTTTTCCATTGATTGAGCAAGAAACTGTTTCATCACGCCAAGCTCGGCCTCATCCGATGGCGATAGGCCGGACTGTGATACTGGGATTAGCTCACGAGGAATTGCATTAGGATCAATGCCAGTCTCTTTAAAGCGTTTAACCGTATTTTCCGGTGTGAATACCACTTCAACACCGCGACGAATTTGATTGATTAAGTTGATCCACTGGCGTTCGTTGTAATTCTTGTCAACCCATGTTTTACGGGCATAAAGAACTGCAGCCTCGGCTTCGTCTTGTGCATTGGCATCGCCACGATCTTTTGCATCAGCCCACGCTTTAAGCAAGTTAATCAAGTTGCTCGCTTCACGGGCAGGCGCTAAGTCACCAATAGCAGCACGAACAGGCTCGTTAGTCGCTTTGACTGGCTTATCTTCTTTAACCTTGCTCAATGCTTCAAGCTTCTTACGTAGGGCTACCACGCGGTCTTCTGCTTTCTTAACAACGCCTTGGTAAGTGCCTAACTCATTTTCAACACTGGCTAGGCTTTGCTCTTCTTTATCAGCATCAGCAATCACCTGACCAAGCTCTGTTTCTTTTGTTTCAGCTTCGGTCTGCAGTGCAGCAAGTTTATCTTTCTTAGCGTTATTGGCTGACTGAGTTTTTTGGAACTTTTCAGAATTGCGCTCCGCTAAGTTAGACAGCTTTAACGTCACTTGCTTAAGTGAGATATCTTGGCCACCAGCAGGCGATACTGTGGCGGTTACATCGCGCTTGTTTAACAGAAAGCGGAATGCAATTAGCACATCATCAGCGACAATTGATGTCGCCTTGCCCGATGGCGAATGAAAGATAATGGCAATGCTTTGACCATCAGACAACGGGAAACGAGCCGTCATAGTCGCAAAGCCACCGCTTACGCGAGGCTCGGACACTTCCGCGCCTGACGACGTGATTTCGGTGCCGGATAACTGACGATTAAGCTCACGATTAAACGCGTTCATTGTCCTTTCTACACGCTTGGCGGTTGTCGTGATAGCTTCAAACATCGCCTCACGCTCGATAGGCTTGTCGTATAGATAGGTAGCTTCAAGCTCTTGACGTGAACATGACTCGAACAGCATGTTATCGTCACCCGTCGCTAACTCTTCATACTGGGCCTGTGTTACTTGCATGCTGCTTAAGCCATACACAAGCGCGTTCATAATGATTCTAGTTGGCAACATTAGATAGTCCCCCCTTTGGCTAAAATGGCTTCCACTAAGCTGTTTTCCTCACTTTTGAGGGCGCTTAATTTCATCTTTAATTTTTCCAGTTCACTGGTGTTAGTGGCGCTGGCTTTGCGGTTTTGATCAAGTCGCTTTCTTTCAGCTTCTAAGTTGCTGGTGGCCGAATCAACTGCTTGCATAGCCTCAACAATGCGAGCGTTAAAGCTTCGTGTAGCAGGCTTAACGTTAGACGTGTCTTTGATTACCGCTGCAGCCTTGCGAGCTAACGCCTTATCAAAGCGCGCTTGCTGGTTGCTCATGAGGTTAGCTAATTCACGGGCATAGTTATCAATCGAACTTAGGTCACGAACCGGAACGATTGTGCTGTTAAGTTTGGTTTGAGTAATGTCGCCAGTATCAGCAATAAGCACCACAATAGACTGGCCATTGTTAAAGATAAACTGGGCTTTCTTTTGCAGTTGGCCATCTTGGCGTTTAGATGTGTTATCGGCCACTGTTTCGGCTATCACGGCCCCTGCTTTCTCGAACGCTTTGATCAACGGCTTTAGGCCGCGCTCGGTTGCGTTGTCAAAATCAACGGTGAAATAACGCTTTTTATTCTGACTAAAACGTTCGTCATTCATTATTTAACAATCCCTACTGTTTGAGTGAAAAAGACTTGAACAGGGAACAGGCTATAAAGCGGATTTAAGCGACCTGCCATTGTGATCACCTTAATCTTTAGTTCCCACTCACCCTCGTTAACAATGTCTTGTTTGAACAGTAAAAACTCAGCATTAAGCCCTTTCTTACTAAAGTCCAGCCCCCTAGTCTTACCGCTAATCACCGTTGTTGGATTGTTTTTATCCACCAGCGAGTAACGGATCTCAGACCATGACGGCAACGAAGCTATTGAATAATGAAGAGCGAAACGGATCATCCCGCCATTATTGCGATAATGCTCAACTTTGTTGACTTGCAATCGCCCCCGTACTGCAATAAATCGGTCAATGAGTGCAGTTACTATCACTAATGCAATTACCGAATACGCTGGGATACCGCTAAAATCTAAAGTCATTTTTTTGTACCTAAGTTAAATTTTTCTGTTAACGCCTTACTCGCAAGGCTCATGTACTCCTTGCCATTAGACGCCGCTATTAAAGATGTAAAACACGTTAACGCTTCGGGGTATTCAAGCCATGCCCCTAGAAATAACGTACTCACCCCTGCTACCACCGCTGACGTTATTTCACCCCCCAATTGCAATATTCCCGATGGAAACCGATCTTCTCGCCTACCTTGTAAGTAAGACGCGACACCCGCCAGCACGGATAGCGCAAGAACAGCCAAAGCAAGAGGGAGTTTTTCTGTTTCAAACATTGTTAACTCCTCTAAAAATCCCTCACATCTTAATTCGAGATAGTGAGGGATAGTTAGGTAAAGAGAACTTAAGGCCGATTTGTTAGGATTTAACTAAGCCGTAGTGTAAGTATAACCATAAATGGCAATCACCTTTGTATTCTCCGAACCTTGTAAAAACGTGCGTCTATCAGCGCTAATCGTAGCCCACCAACGATAACCATCTACGCCTACCAACGGAAATTCTTTGCCACGGTTATAAATAAGTTCTAGCTCGAAAACATCCATATCACGAGTAAAGTTATAAGTATCACCATCGTTAGCCATTAGAAATAGCAAGCCATCAAAGTTTAGGTATGATTGAGTTAATACAATCGTGCCGTTCGCAAGTATCGTCGTGTATAAAGCTGTATACGCTTTTTTCGTGGGGTGAGTATGAGCGCTTGGCGGCATTGTCGTCGGTTTACTTGAAACCTCGCTCCACGTTGGCCAGCGAGTTGTATAAACTGGCGCGCCAGTAACTTGCGCCCATGAGTGCGTGTGCGAGTCTGCAGCAGCGCCAAGCCAACTTCTAATGGCTGCCGGATTGTTACAGAAACGAATGTAGTTATCTGTCGTGTTGTATCTAAATGCCATGCCGCCCGAGATATCAGCTTGATCGCCATAGGTAGATTTAAATAAACGAGTCGTAATATCGCCTGCACTGTCACGCACTGCAACGGTATTGGCCGTTGGTGCAGTTGTGTGAACCGTGTTAGGTACGTTACCCAGACCAACCTCAGAAGAGTTAGGCCAGCGAGTTGTATAAACGGGAACGCCAGTCACTTGCGCCCATGGGTGAGTGTGAGAGATTGCAGCGTAACGCGTGTTAAGCGCCGCGCCATATTCAAACACCGCACCGCTAGTCCAAATATTATCACCTAGCGCAACCGTTGGCCCTCCACTTTGAACCCAAATGAATTGGTGGCCCCCAGCATAAGCGCCCTTACCGTTATTGGGGTGATAATAAGCCGCGCCGTACAGGGTGCCGAAGTTAGCGCCTGCTTGGTCAATAACGTAGGCCTCACCCATTGACCAGATATGGCCAATCTTTGCGGCATCGTAAATACCATACATGCCAACGCGGCGAACCCCAGTATTGTTAGCAACTAACTTGCCGTCACTGGTTACGTTAAGGTAGCTGCCAAGTGTTCTAACATCCCAGCCGCCATGTGTGTGAGCATCTGGGGCCATCGTAGACGGCTTACCTGACACCTCACCCCAAGATGGCCAGCGAGTCGTATAGACTGGCGCGCCTGTCACTTCGGCCCACGCGTGAGTGTGCGCGCTTGGTGGCATCGTTGTCGGTTTGCTTGAAACCTCTGTCCACGTTGGCCAGCGAGTCGTATAAACAGGCGCGCCAGTAACTTGCGCCCAATCATGAGTATGCGAGCTTGGGGCCATAGTGGCAGGCTTACCCGTTACTTCATCCCATGTAGGCCAGCGAGTCGTGTAAATCGGTGCGCCTGTCACCTCAGCCCACGAGTGAGTATGAGAGGAAGCCGCAGCACCAAGCCAGCCACGAACAGCAGTCGGACTATTACAGAAACGCATGTAATTATCGGTTGAATTGTTAACCCTAAACCCGATCGACCCCGTTATCGTGGTTGAATCAGCATATTCAGAGCGAACTGAGCGAACAGCAATATCACCCGAACCATCACGCACCGCAACGGTATTGATAGCTGAGCTGGATGAATGAACCGTATTAGGCACGTTACCCAGCCCTACCTCTGACGAAGTTGGCCAGCGAGTTGTGTAGACGGGTGTGCCTGTCACCTCAGCCCATGGGTGAGTATGTGCGCTTGGCGGCATTGTCGTCGGCTTACTTGAAACCTCGCTCCACGTTGGCCATCGAGTCGTGTAAATCGGTGCGCCTGTCACCTCAGCCCATGGGTGAGTATGTGCGCTTGGCGGCATTGTCGTCGGCGTGTTCGATACCTCGCTCCACGTTGGCCAGCGAGTCGTGTAAATCGGTGCGCCTGTTACTTGCGCCCAAGGGTGAGTGTGCGACGCTGCAGCAGCGCCAATATCAGAATGAGACGGCTTATTGTTGGTTGAATATGGCTTATGGACAGTTTTAGTAATATCGACTTTGGTTGTAAATGATGTAACAAAGCCAACGTTCCAACCATTATTCCAGCGTGAAGCTGTAGTGTCTGAAAATCCATATTCAAAATCAGTTACATAAACCTGTGGGTAGCTCCAACTTGAGTTAACCTCACCAATCCAAATGCAGCACTTAGAACCATCGTGGCCAAAGCGGATTTTCAGACCATCAAGCGCGCTTGGCATATCGCCACCAGCGAATGCAGAGCAGTTAGCCCAAGCGCTGCTTGTTGAGTAGTTATAGCCGCCAACAATAATATCAAATGCCTGATCATCACCGTACAAGTAAATCTTGATACGCATACGCATCATTGTACTTGTCCACGACTGAGGCAGAGTGATCTTGATTGCACCCGTAACGGTGGCCGCTGTCCCTGTAGAGTAGGCACCCTCTGGGTTTGACACTCGATTGGTATCATTTCTAGGGATATATTGAGCTTCAACGCCCCCGATAGCATTCGCGTTTACCGCAGTGCCACCAGCAGCTAAAGCACCGACTTCGGCAACGGTAGGCCAGCGAGTCGTATAGACTGGTGCGCCTGTTACTTGTGACCATGGGTGCGAGTGTGAGCTTGGGGCCATCGTTGACGGCTTACCTGTTACTTCATCCCATGCAGGCCAGCGAGTCGTGTAAATGGGTTCGCCAGTAATCTGCGCCCAATCATGCGTGTGCGAGCTTGGGGCCATCGTTGACGGCTTACCCGTTACTTCATCCCATGCAGGCCAGCGAGTTGTATAAACAGGCGCGCCTGTGACTTGTGACCATGGGTGAGTATGCGACGCTGCAGCAGCACCAACATCGGCATAAGTCGGTTTGTTATTAACGCTGTATTGCTCGGCCCATGTTTTCCACACTCCATTGTATCGCGTTCTTAAGTGAACAATTGAGGTCGAGTATGAAGTGTATCGCTGGTAAACCATTGCCCCTTGGCTGTGAACCTCAAGCTTACCCGCTTGTGTTATTGGATAGTTTTTCACTACCGTAGCATTAGAATCGGCCTGATTATCGTACCACCCTGTAGTGAGCAGATTATTTAAGTCATCACCGACGGCTAACGTGCGCCCAAATTCATAAGTATCAGGCTTACCGGACACTTCACCCCATGCAGGCCAACGAGTCGTATAAATGGGTGCGCCTGTTACTTGCGCCCAAGGGTGAGTATGCGAGCTTGGTGCCATGGTGGCAGGCTTGCCTGTTACTTCATCCCATGCAGGCCAGCGAGTCGTGTAAATAGGTGCGCCTGTTACTTCGGCCCATGGGTGAGTATGCGCGCTTGGTGGCATGGTTGCAGGCTTACTGGAAACCTCGCTCCACGTTGGCCATCGAGACGTAAACACGGGTGCGCCGATAACGTCGGCCCAAGGGTGAGTATGGCTTTTAGCCGCATAAGCAGTATCGTGATCATGATTACCTGCAGCATAGTTAGTCGCTGCAGCACCGATATTGTTATTTTGCGCTGAATACTGGCGTTCGTTAGCTAAAGCAGACAGACCAACGTCGGTTTTATTTGGCTTAAAGCTAGTGGTATATGATTGTTCCCAAGCCGTCCAAACTCCATTAGAGCGTGTACGAGTATGCATTGGTACATTACTGGCACCAGCACTTTGGTACTGGAATGCTATTTGGATTGAATTTTGTGTTGAATGCGCCTTATGGGTTATGTGCCACCAGCGATTACTCACCGTCGCACCATCGGGCGTGTTAAGCAGCTTAATGCCTCGATAGTCTCCATTCTCAGCAGGCAACGCATTTAGATCGGTGTTATCTGCGAGCAGTATTGACGTACCACCAACGCCAAAGTCGCCCTTTAGGACAACGGGTGTGCCGCCTGACGTGATAGCGCCCTCGACGTTGATTGAGCCGCCTCGATAGCTATAAGCCCAGACTTCTTTAAACCATGAATCCGTGGTGCCGATAGTGTCAACTGCAGCAGCTCGAACGTTATCAAGCGACGGCTTAATACCGCGATTCAATATCGTTCTAAGCCATTGGCCTTTAGGCGCTATATGATCTTCATCGAGCTTGTTAAAAAAGCCCTCAAGTGACACACGATCACGTTTGTCGTAGCTAATCATCGCCTGAGTGAGTGATGTCGCATTAGATGGCACATTGACTTGACACAAAATAAGGCTGTTTGCAGGCTCAGAACCCGCGTTCACAGCAGAGATTGATACCGCTTTAACGGCTGAATCTGCATCAACCTGATCCGTTAACGTGACGCCATCATAGAATGCCGTCATCACAATGCTGGATATACGCCCTGCCGGAACGGCGACGTCGATGTCAAATTGTTGCCTTACATTAATAAGCCAACTAGTCCCTACTTCGACTGACGCTGCAGAATCAACACCTGTAGATGAAACCCGAACATTAAGGGCCGTCGCTGGTTTAACATCAAATCCCGAGTAAATACCCTTTTTCAATATCCCGCGCATTTGTCGGTTTAAGGCTTTGGAACCATACGGCTCAAAGGCTTGTACGTCGGCAATAAGCGATTTGGTACTGAGATTAGGCGGGACAATTTCATTAATACTTTTAATCATTTGCTTACCTGTTAATTAAGTTCAGTCTCAATAATTCCGGTCACGACATAACCGCGCTCAGTGTTAACAACTGTAGGCTGACCCGCTAGCATGGCTACTGCATTGCCTTGTTCATCTAAGATGCAAGCCACGTTGACGTTAGCGCCACCAGCAGGGATACCCGCCGCACCGACTGGAATTTCAGTTCTGACTTTTACTTGTTTAAGCGTTGAGTCGTAGAAGAACGTCGGTGAGTTATCGGTATACACATTGGTAATGTCCGATTTAACCGCTGTTATTGGGATTTCCTTAACGAGCGCGGGTGATACTGAGGTATCAAGAAACCCCGCGCCGAACTGGACTGATTTAAGCTTGAATGTAGGCGTTGCGCTGATCATTGATAGCGCTCTGCGGTTGAAATAAGCGGCGAGCAATACGCCTCTTGCTGTTTGGTTTGCCATCGGCACATTTCCCTAGGTGTGAATGTGCAGGCATTGTATTAACTGAGTATATCCAAAGGCCAAAAATCGAGACTTATAGCATCAATCCTGTTTATGTATCCTGTAACTGGCTCTAATCGGTTATTAAGCTGGTGGCTATCAACCGTAACCGCCGTATGACGCCCCGTGTCTGTGCCGTCCTTAATAGAGTTAAATATCTGTGTAACGGTTTGCTCGTAGAAAAATAAACGCTCTAACGCTTCAACAATATCGTAGTGAATCAATAAGTGTTCACCATCAAATACAATGTCAGTAGGGATAAGCGGCGATATGATCCGGTCTACCAATGCTGAAAACTCATTAGACGAATAACCACTAGCCGCAAGCTGCATTGAGGACACCTGAATAACGCCACGCGACGTTAGAAAGTAATTGCCTACATCCTCTTTACCGTCTTCTATCTCAACCTTGGTGCGCAAGGCGTTAACCAACTGACCTTGGAACATCTTTTTAGTGTAATCAGTGCTATCTGTCGGCGTTATTATCTTGGGCGCATAAAGTGGTGCCCAGACAACCTGTAAGCCCTGAAATTCACGACTAATCGCGTTTTGGATAGGTAAGTCGGTTCGTTTGAAATGCACCTCGTCAAGCTTCTGCATGAGCGCAAGCGGCATATCTTCTTGAGCAACGTTACCCGCAAAGTAGAAGAACGTGCCAAGCTCATCTAGGCGCTTTTGTAAGTCATCTTTGTGCATCGTAAAGTATGAGTTAAGTGATGCCACTCGCTCTGTTAGTGGTTTGACTTGCTCATCGAAAATAGCCTGCAGCGCATCAGCAAATCCGGCCCACATTGGACTCAGCTTTTTTGAGGTTGTCAGTTGGTCTTTTAGCCAGTTATTAGCCACGGCTACACCTCAACATAATTAACAGTGATGTTAGACGTAAGCGCATCAATAAATACGTACTCTTCTAGCATGATATTCTGCGGGTATGCACTCCAATCAAGCGAGAAATCGTGCAGTAGATTAAGATCTCGAACGAGGGCGTTAACGTCTTTCTCTAATATCTTATCTGGGCGTTCGCCAGTAGGCTTGCTGCCGTAAATTGAATCAATCGTTTCACGAATAACCTTTACCACCTGAACAAGATCCTTTTCACCTGACGCCTTGCCTTTGATTGTGATAGTAAACGGGCGCTCTACTGCAGGCTTGTAAACATAAACCTTGTTCAAGTAGTCAGTACCAGAAAGTAAATCATTGACGATTTCGCCTAACGATTCTTGGTCAAGTTTTGTTGAATAAGCACTAATGAATATCGTATTGATATTGGAAAAGTTTTTTACACCGTCTTGCTTCTCTTGTTCTTGCTCACCCCAAGCATTCACCCAAATGATGTTAGCGATGTTTTGCTTGATGTAATGGCTGTAGTCGTCATCCCACACAATTTGATTATCAAATGGCGTAACGTACAACGCACCAGCGCGCGTCTCTTCGTCACTTTCAGCAGAGGCACCACCAACGATAGGCGTTACTGTTTTAATCTTAACTGAGTCGTTCAGGTAAGCTAATGAACCTGTTATTTCAAGTGGCTGGTCATCAATTAGCGTGGTATCACCCTCAGTCGTCCACACGTTCAGTGTAATTTCAGAGTTAGCACTTGGGATTTTGCCGTTAATGCCGTTACCAAAGCGAATGCCTAACTGGTCAGTAGGTTTGTAAAACTCGGTGTACGCCTTGTCACGCGCGCCAGTTCGTCTAAACATATAGCTCTTTTGCCATAAGTCATAACCACCAGAAGCCGTTGATACCAGAACGTCAACTTTGTGCGCCTTGGTTGTGATGGCCTTGGGTAAAATGACTTCTAAGAATTTGTCTTCTTGATCGACGGTTGTCTTAAGCACTTTCAGCACAAGCTGTGATACGGGGATCTCAATCTTGCCAAATGGCGGTATCTCAACTGCAGCCATGGTGACGTATTCAATAGCCGCATTAGAGATAAGCGGTGTACTGCGTGGTAATGACATCACAGCGTTAGTTAAGTTTTCGACCTCACTTGTACCCGTAGATGGCATGATTTTTCGGCCTATATAGCCCTTATCTTCTGCAGAAGCGAGAATAGATGAGCGCTTGGTGGCTGTACTCAAAAAGGCCTCTTGCAAGCTTCGTACTGATACCGCATTGGCTTTGTAGACCATTTGGCCAACAAACGTCGCTATCATTTCAACGAACTGTGAACCCTGTAATCGTGACCACCAGCTATAGCGAGTGAGGATTGTTTCAAAGATGTTTTTGTATTCTGTATTGTCGCTCATGCTTTGCTACCTGCTAGTTTAAAGTTGTTTCTACGGCACCGTTTAACAACCCAATCCTAATGATGTATAGGTCTGGGAACTCTGCGCTTGGCTCACAGTAAATACTGTGAAGTTGAATATCTGGCATATCCTGAACAATCTTATCGACAATGCTAAATTCGATGTTCTGGGCCGTGATAGCGGATCCTGTGGGTTCATGCTTAAACTTAATCAAGTCATGCCCCCACTCAGGACGGCCATAGACTGTACCCATTGGCGTGTCTAACCACTCAAGCACGTTGTTAACAGTCGCATCCGAGTCGGCATAAGTAATTACACCGGACTCGTTTAGATCCATTAAATAGTCAATCTCTCTTATTTCCATTATCTAACCTAGGTTGTTGGCTTGTTGACGTTGATCGGCATTCGTAAAGTCCTTTGGTATAGCCGTTGCACTCGATGGCTTGGTATTACCGCCGCCAAATCTAAATGGCGCTGGATCTTTCTTTGAATCCAATTTCTTATCAATTGATTTAAGAAGTTTAACTATCTCTGGATCCCCCTTTCCAATTAGCTGGGAATTAGTGACGTTTGTTGTTTTGGCGTCTCGCTCTTTATTGCCTATGCTTTCTTTTAGCTTATTAACTGATTCAATCTGCTCGATGTCCTCAGTTTGTTTGTTATTGGAAATTATGCGAGCTGGCGCTTGTCCTGACACCAAAGGGTAAGCTTGTGTTATCGCTGCAGGCTGCGTTGTGGCTGCGTTATTAACTAACTTGTCCGTAACTGTATTTGTAACTGTATTCGTAACTGGTTTAGTAACCGTGTTCGTGGCTGGTTGCGTAGTCGGATCTTTCACTATGACACTGACGGGCTTATCACTCGAATCACTAGCCGATTTACTGGCTGGTGGCGTAACTGTATTTGTAACCGTGTCCGTGACTGGTAATGTAACCGTATCCGTAACCGTCTTTGCTGTCTGCTCTTTTGCTTTGGCTTCATTGCTGGCGCTGTCTGCAGCCTTGCCGCCAAAGAAAGAATAAATTGATTTAGATATGTCCTCTGAATTTGTATCAAAAAACAAATTGGATAAACCACCCATGGATAAAGCGGAACCCGCAAGACTGGCCGCGCGTTGACCTGTACTGACATCCGTATCTTTATCTACACCAAATGTGCTTTTGATTTTGTCGGTATCGGTGATAGCTGAAAACGATGAGATAGCACTTGTTAGTAGCGTTATAGGCGTCATCAGATTTAGCATAGGGCTTTCTTCACCCTCAATGCTGCCACCAAATGATTTATAAACAGCCTTGCTAATATCCGCGCTCGATATGCCAATGAAATCAGTTAAGCCGCCAAGCGATAACACCGAGCCTGCAGCAGAAGACGCCTTTTGACCCACGCTAGCCTCTTGGCCCTCTTTAAGCTTGAACGCATCCTTTTGGCCCTCGGTATCGTTATAGCCTTGGAAACCATCATAAGCAGCCATAGCAATGGTTAATGGCAATGCAAGCTTAGACAGTACAGCGCCACCCGCTTTAAGCGCGCCACCAGCCATTGAACCACCCGCTTTAACTGCGCCACCAGCAACCGAACCACCAATAGCACGGCCAGTGGTACCAACCGAAGCAGCCGAACGGCCTGCAGAGCCATAAGCAGATCCGCGACGCGTCCGGTTATTAACTCGCTCGGACTTTTCCGGCAACTCAAAGCTGCCTGTACGTCTTGATGATCCATTAGAGCCACTTAAGCGACCTGAACGTTGAGAACCTTTAGCGTTACGGCCTTTTTTGCGCTTCTTCCTGTCACCCATGAAATCAAGCGCATCACCAAGCAAGCCGCTACCACCCTCACCGCCCTCAATGCCTTTAATGCCATCTTTAATGTCACCCAAGGCAATAAGTGATTCTTGGTGGCGCTGCTCTTCCGCTTTAGCCTCTGACTTATAGGCCGTTAACATGGCCTCGTCGGTTTTAGTGGCTTTAGGCTGTAGGCGAGCAAAGAAGCGGAACAACGGGTTAGTGTTAGCCTTGATCCACTTAGGCGCTACCTTGCCATCCACTGACGCATTAGGCCCACTGATCGCGGCGGCATTAACTGGTTTTTCTTTGTTACTGACTACGGCCTTTTGCGAACTCTCATCAATAGCGCTTATCTGCTCACCTTGAGACTGGCTATCACTGCCATTGAACAACTGAGCCTGTACGCCCTTATCCCCGCTTAATTCACTGTTTTGGGCGTTTGATGCACCAATATTGGCGTTATTGGTAACGATTACGTCATTTGATGCACTTTTAACGTTAGTTTTTTCACTGCTAACGTTATCGTTTTCACGTACTACGTTATTACTTTCACGTACCGTATCGTTATCGTTTGACGTTTTAGATAGACCCAGCTTGGCCATTAACATTGATATAGGATTGCGCTTTACTGGCTTATGCACTGGCGGTACGTCATCTTTACCAGTGACACGCATCTGCACGGCCTTGGCCATCTTGACCGTTTTACCACCAAAGCCCGTTAAACTGTCCTTAGCTGCCTTGGCCTTTTCCTTTACCTTATTAACTGCATCACCAAATGACTCAATGCCAGAATCCTTAAACGAATCCTTAATGTCATTCATCATGGTTGCGACTTCTTGCGCTGCTAAGAAGTAAGACCCGCCAACGGCCATGCCTGCCGTATTCTTAATAGTGCCGTCTTTATCCCCAAGCCCATTACGGCCCACGCCATACCCAGCGCCAAGGGTAGCTATCTTTGCACTAGAAAAGAGTAATTGTTTTAGTAGTGAGGTTTGCTTGACTGACTCTTGAGGTTGATCGCCGCTATCGGTGGCTTCATCAGCTTTTGCCTTGGTAGCTTTTTTGTATTGCTTCTGCTCTACCTTTGACGCATAAGCCCCACGCTCATTACGTAAACGGCCCTTAGCATCAACTTTGTATTGCTCTGTCACACTGCTATCAATAATGGCTGAACGTTTAGATAGACGCGACTCGGCCCTGCTATTGATTATCTTGTTGCGATTACCTGAACTCGTTTTGTTCGTGACATTTGACGCATTGCTTTCATCACCCGCAACATTGGTTATCTGCGAAATGCTTTGTACGTCTTGATTAGCGTTTTGAGGGCTAACACTGGCCAACTCCGGCGCGACTTCAACAAGGTCTAATTGGCGTCTTTTACGTGCCGCTGGGGCCGCAATAGTGTTGTGCTGAGGATTAACCCCCTGAATAGGCCGACCACCAGCAAGCGCGATAGATTGCGATGTATCCGCATCTTTACCGCTTACTTTATCCGTAAAGCCGCTATTTTTACGCGGGTTAGTGCCAGTTGTGGCGGCGTGACTATCTGTGTTGTTGATGGCTTCGCTATGTATTGCCGTGTTTGTTGCTTCTTTTACGCTGGTTTTTGCCGTGTTATTGGCGGGTTTTTGCTTGCCTATATTCTTGAACGAATTAACCAAGGCTGACTTTAATTGGTCAAAGCCTTGGTTGATTGTTGAGATCTCATTGTCTGACGCGCGTCTAATCGCGGTCACAACATCAGCTAGCTCAAGTGTCTCTTGGTCGGTAAGTGAGTCCAAAGAGATAGCATCAATACTTGCCTCTTTTACCTCAACCTGATCAACTATCGTCTTGTCCACAATTTACCGCCCTTTCTTCTTAAACTTATCAATAAGACCGTCGTTAATTAACTCGATCATATTCATGCTGCCTTTAACAACGCTATCTAATGGCTGACCACCATAAACCGTTAAGTTTTTAATAATGGTCATCAGCGATTGATAGTTATATCGTCGGAATAAAAGCCGAACACTGAAATGGAATAAGCAATCGTGAATACATTGCTTCCCCCTTATCATCTTTTACCGTTTCACACGGCATTGCTGGTGACACAATCGAGATACGGCCATCGACAAAACGGCAATTAAGACCGTGTTCAAGCTTCTCTAATGCTGATATCACAGCAGCAACAAGTAACGGGAACTCTTTGGTACGGCTCATCACTGAAATAGCCTCTAGCTTCTTAGCAAGCGCCTTGTCGAAGTCCTTTTCCTTTTCGTCGGTAAAGGTGAACGCATGGGCCACTTCTAACAGCTTTAACCTTGCTGCAGCTTTGCGGTATTCCGTTGTATCCGGTTCGAGATCACTATGGTCAATACTGTGCTGCTCCATGTGCATCATGGCCAAGCCGTTGTACGGGTGAAGTCTTATTCTGCGGGTGACATCATTAAACTGGATTTCATCATCAATGTAAGGCTTCACACGTAAGCTGGTGGCCTCTTCATCCAAATCAACAAGGTCAACTAACTGCGTGTGATGCTCACCGCAATGGCCACACGGGTACTCATAAGCAATCGTTGTGTCTGTGCTAGTTGTAATGAAGATCCACCATAGCGCTAGGCGTCTATCTTGGGCCGTCCATAGGCTTGAATCACTTAGCTCACCTACTTGCACTGAGTTTAAGTATTCCGTCGCCATAGCTTCATCAAAGGCTTCATTTAGATCACAGTAAGCTATGCAATCTTCTACCGTGGCTTCACGGAATTTAACGGCCTTACCAGAACTAGGTAACTTAATAATGGGAACGTTAGACATTGATGATTATTCCTTTTCAAACGCTTGATACTTTTTAAACACTGCCGGATACGAAACGAACTCACCGATTTGCTCTTGTGAGCGAGTCATGCTGCCGTACTCTGCCATTGAGACTGTCCAGTCACGATCTAACACCTTGCTATCATCATCCATCACTCGATATAGCTTGAGCTGAAAGAGATAATCAGCAGGTAGGTTTACCGTTCCATCGGAGTTAACCACGCGCTTAGTGAGCGTCTTGAAAAACTTCTCACAACGGCCATCTTCATGATCACGAATGATCAGCGTGATAGTGCCTGCCGTCTTGTGTACTGGTGAGTTGATTGTGTTCGCGCCGATTTGCTTCTCTTCGTATTCAATCGTGTCGCCGCCATGCTCGATTGACTTAGCGAAAATCTCGAAGTCTGACGGGGGACTAATACCAGCCCCCGTAAACTCAACAACCCACTGCCAGCCTAACTGGTAATGGGTAGTAACCATTTTGTGCGCGAGATTTTTTAAAGGTTTACCGTTAAATTTCATCGCTAGATACTGCCTAAATTGGGTGAATACTGGCCATTGATACGATTGCGCGGTTAGCCCTGAATTGTTCTTCTAATGATGTCTTTTGTGCCATACGGTCAAGACGTGTTGGCATGCGTGAAGCATCCATTTTGCCACCAGCCTCAATACGGGCTATACGGTCGTCATTGTCCGTTGCAATAAGGCATTCAAGATAATCAGTGACCATGCCTGCTATGCGATTGGGGATGTGATTTTCTAAGTCTGCAGCGTAGTAAGCAAGGTTGACTAAAAACTCATACTTAACCGGATAGATAGTGCCTGCAGGCATATAAATTGTGGTTGTGCCGTCCTCTAATTCCAATACTTCCACTGGCACAAAGTCGCCATAGACATCAGAACACATAGAGTGCGCTAAAAACGACTGAGGCAGTGTTAGTGCCTCAACCGTTGGGGCATCAATCACAGTCGTTCTCAAACATCCCGCCAAGTCTTGATAGGTCGTTAACGCTTGCACCAAGTAAGCACTTATTTGTGTATCATCAGTAAGCAAGACTGAAAAACGGGCCTTTGCGGTTTGTACGATTGTTGAAAGCTTCATTGTTGCCCCTGTTACTTATTAAATGTTATCGATGTAGTTGAAAATTGCAGTGATAGTTGGTTTAACTAACGCGGCCTGATCTTCGGTAGAAAACTCAATAACATCAGAACGTAACTTACAATCTAGCAAGTCTATAGTTTGACCCTCACCCGCTTTACCGCTGGTGGACTCTGGCGTTAATTCCAACACAAGATCAACGTACTTTTTGGTACGAATGATTTCACGCATATCTTTGATGATGTCGCCTTTGATTGTTTCAACACACATAATAGAGACTTCGCCTGAGTTCTCTAACGCGCCGTGCTGAACGAACTTAAGACCGCTAGCACCAAAGTCTTCAACATCAGAACGGCCCATTGCTGGCCACTGTGTTGAACGACAAAGTACGCTCCAATTTGGGTACCCTTTAACAGTTAGCTTGAACTCAAAAGCCATCGCCTTTTCGCCTAAGCTTTTGTTCTGTGTGTACTGTTTTTTCAAAAAGCCGGTATCGCCTTTCGTGTTGCTGTGTCCTGACATATAAAACCCCTTACTAGGTTGCTTAATTGGTTATTGATAAAGATTTTGTATCTGTGAACGGTTAGTCATTCTGTCCATCGTGATACTGAGCTGGACAGTGTTACGCGTCATATAGCCATCACTGGTTTTCGGTGCGTCCAATTCGCTAGATACGTCCTTGATCTGGCAACGCGGCATCATCAAGCGACGGCCCACGTTAATAGCGCACAATTGAGGGATTGCGCCTGCACCTGCAAGGCTTTCACTCAACTCTGGTGAAGAGAACTTTTCCAAGTACATGATGGCGTCGTTCACTTCTGACTTAGCATTCTTGTAAGCTTTGAAGTACACGGGTAGCACTAGTTCGTGTGGGCTAATCCCCTCCCACACGATTGCAGTGTTCATCACGGTTTTACTTGTTACGCTCGTTTGTACCTGTGCCAAATCAGCCACTTTAGAGCCAGCGCCACCCGCTTGACCTATCGTGTCGCCCTCAAACGGGTTTTGCCAAAAGTTTGAAAGCTGCTTACTCGCACCCTCACCGATGTAGCCAATGACCGTAACGCCGCCTTGGTTGATTGATACTTTAAGGAATCCACTGATCCCGTCGTCCCGAGTCATGCCAACATTAATCACGGTATTAGCTACCCCTTGTTATAAACCAGCGCTTTGACGCTTACGCATAGACTTCTTGCGCTTCGCTCTGGCACCAGCAGTGTTTGATCTCATACGGGCTTTCTTAAGTGCTGCGCGTTGTGCTGCACTCATGCGACGCTTCTTAAGTGGCTTTTTAACCCACTTAGTCTGACCGTCACGGATCACCTTTACTTTTGCTTCGGTCATGACTGTTTCTTGAACCGAAAACTCAGCCACAATCTCATCTTCCGACAAGTCGCTGTTTTCAACCTTTTCAGCAATCGCAACATAAGCAACAGAAGCCGCACGATCATCGCCATCTAGCAACGCTGCAACATCATCAGAACTCACGTTCATAGACATTAATGCTTGAGCCATAGAGAAAAGCACTTCGTTGTACTGCTCTTCTTCAAACTCTGACACTTCGCCGTCTTCGTCGATATCAGACATACCTTGAGCGGTAGCGTCGAAATCCTCAGCCGTTGGCTCGCCATAGGTGGCCCATGCGATAACTGCAGACATACCCAAGGCGCGAGTGTTAGTAAGGGCGTTCTGCTCGATTGCCTCATACATTGCTAGCTCTTGGTCTACCGCTGGGATAACGGGTTCAGGCTTCGGTGCCACTTTTGGCGCGCCGACTTTCCCTACCGCTTCATACATGGCCATCGTGTCCATGCCTGATTTTGCTAACTCTTCAAAGTTCATAATTCACCCACTTGAAAGTGGCCCCAGACATAATCTGGGGCCAGCGATTAGCCAATAATTGCAGGGATACCCTGAATACGGCGACTAGTACCAGTAATGCAACACGCCCAAGTCACAGTCCATAAGTCGAACTCTGTTTGGGTTACTGTTACAACGTAAGGCTGATCGCCATCATCAGGATCACGAGGCACGACAAGCGCACCAGAAGCAACATAGCCATCAAGAATACTTGCCATGCCTGTGAATAGGCCACGCTCTGTTACACCATCAGGCTCATGCTGCATATTCTTAGAAAGCGAATAGAAGTCACGAGTGATAGCGCCCATTACAGAAGAGACGTGTTGGAAGCGTAGGTAATCTTCTTTTTGACGGGTAGTGATAGCGTCATCGATCATCAACAAGCCACCAGCAGACAAGCCCAGTTTATTTAAACGAGCCTTGTACATTAGCTCTTCGTCTGGGGCATCCAAGCCATCAAACGGTAAAGGCTCTTTACGGCCGATAATGCCGCGCTCAACGCCTGCAGGCGAATAATGCCAACCACCAGTAGCGCCATCGACTTTAGCCACGCCAGCCGCTTTAGCAGCAAACGCAATACCTGAAATGCCCCAATGAGCATGGACGCTGTAATGAGCGTCTTTTGACTTGTACGGGAAAAAGTAAAGACATAAGTTGTCATAGTTAAGCGACATCGCTTTAACCGCAGTCACGGCACCCGCATAGTTATTCGCTGCAACATCAGCAAACGCATCGATACGGCGAGCCGCCGCGACGCCTGCAAGTTGCTCGATAACGGCCGCATCAGTGATACCAAGACCAACAACCGCAGTAAAACCAACCATGGCGTTACTTAATACAGCAATACCCTTAGCCCAGTCTGACGCATCAATCTCAGTTGCTACACCGCTGGTGGCACCCACGAATGGTGTTTTATCAACGCCTGCAATACTTGAACTTAGTGCTAAATCAGCAGTAGTAATACAAGTAACGGTTGCGCTAACGCGAGATAGAACGTCGGTGATGAATAGTGGCTTACCATCATCATCAACCGCAGAACGACTGAATGACACTTGGTAGCTCTTTTCTAAGTATTCAGTACCCACGCTATCAGTGCCGAAAATTGACAGTGTAAACGTGCCAGCTTTACCTACAACAGCCACTAATGAGATTGAGCGTAAAGACGCTGAACCATCGTTAGGGTAAATGGCCAATAGGTCATCAACCGCTAGAATAGGTGCAGTACCAAATGATAGGGCCGTCGATGTAGTGGTGTTCTTGCCGCTTTCACCGTCTACCGCGCGAACGGTAATAACTGGGTATTTAGCTGACTTAGGCACAACACGAACAACGTAACCGTCGCCACCATTTAACGCTTCTTCGACGCAACGTAAAGAGCCTGCATGAGCGCCCTCGCTTGGACGTAATGGACGGCCTAAGACTGATTGCCAGTTGGTTTTAGTTACGCGTAGTAACTTGAACGGTTCGCCTTTATCGGCAATGACCATACCTGCAAACACAGATAGACCACCAGAACCACCAGCAGCAACCGTAGCGCTTGCATTGACTGGTGAAGCACTAACGCCAGCAGCTTGACCTAAGCCCGTTGGAATATTCATTATTTAACGTCCTTTTTAGTTGAAGCTTTAGCCGCTGTAACTTCTGCAGGTTTAACCGCTTCTACTTCTGCAGGTTTAACCGCTTCTACTTCTGCAGTCTTAGTTGTTTCTTCTTCTACTGGCTTGACCGCTTCTAGTGTTGCGATCTGGGCCTTTAGACCGTCGGTTAACAATTGCTGCTCTGCCAGCTTGGCTGTTAGCTCAACATTGATTTGACGCTCTGCATCAATAGCAAGGTTTAACGTTGCTACTTCGACTTCCAAATCTTGTAAAGCGACATCTACAACGCTTTGTTGCACATCGTTTTGCAAGCTATCAGTAACGAACGAAGTCTCTACTGCAGCAATACCTGATAACGCGGCCACCAGCTCGTTAGCTTTGTAAAAAGGCAGCTCTAACACATCGTTAAAGCTTCGAGGGATCTCGATACCAGCAGCTTTAAAGGCTTCTGAACCCGAGCTATTAACTACTTTGATTTTGATTTTTTTATCAGTCATAAGACCTCCAAAAAGGCGCTAGCCCGTGTGGACTAGCGCGTGAGTGATTACTTGGTGATAGTGATCTTGTGGAAGAAGTTTTCACCGCCGCGAGGTGAGATATCGCCGTATGACAATTCCCATAACGTGTCACGGTTAAACATGCGTGAGTCAGTGCTGTGCTTGTACATAGTCGGAGAAACAGCATCACCAACGATTAAGCCAGCTTGAGCAAAGTCATCGCCGCGCGCATAACCGATAGCATCGTTAGCGCCAAGCTTTTGGCCTGCATAGTCAAGATCAACCGGACATTCAAACACTTTCCACTTGCCAAATAACATGCCGCAGAAGTGAACGCGTGGAACTTGACGGTAGTTAGGTGCAGGTACGAAGAACGGCGCGCCTAATGCTTTGAACACGGTAGACGCGTTAATACCAGCGTAAAGACCGACTAGGCCTGACACTTTGGTTAACACCATCATAATGTTTGAAAGCTGTAATAGGTGTTCGTGTAGCTCTTCGTACTTCTCTTTGAAGTAAGCGCCATCAGCCACTTTTAACGGGATAGTCAACGTTGGGTTAGCAGAAGAAGCAACGATCATATCGCGTAGGTTACGAATGTCTTTCTCGTAAGCCATCACGTTACGCATAGTGGCAGTTTGCATAGAACGAAGATCTAAACCGTATTCACGGCTCATGCCCCAGTAAGACTGGATAGTGTGCTGTGCAGATAGGATTGATTGGTGCGGTTTAAGCTTGAATGAACCCATTGTGTGGTTAATTTCAGGGAATGCACCATTAGCATTACCAGTCTCAACGTCCACGTCATACTGGATGATCATTGATGCATTAGCAGGTAACGCTGGGCTTACTTTGAAACCAATACGGCCCTTAGTTGCATCATGTGTAGCCTTATCAGGCATAACGCTATAAGACTCAGCACCTAAATCGAACTGACCGAACAAATCGCCATTATCTAATGAAGAAGCAACAGCCTTACCGTTAACGCGTAAAACAAGCGATTTAGGAACGAATGAGCAACCCTTTGGGTTTTGGTTAGCCAATACACTGATTAACGCGGTAGTGTCTTCTGCAGGCGCGGCTTCGTTGTAGATGTAAACAACGTAACGCTCTTTAGTTGCATCAGGCTTAGTTGGTAAAGCATAAGACTGTTTCATACCACTGAATTGCTGATAGAAAAACTCGTCTAATACTTCGCCTTTAGCGATGTCACCGAAAGAGGTGTTACTTACACGGAACAATTCAAAACATTCAACTTCATCACGGCCACCTTGAACGAATGTCGCAGCATCGTTAGTAGTAGCAGCTAAAGCAACAGGCATGATTAACGCTGCAGTCTTAGCGCGAATGTCGATACCCTCAGAAGTTGAAAAGTTAGCTTTACCGCCAACACTTTCAAACATTGACTTGCTTACACCTTCCGGTGCGTTGGTTAATGCCATTAACGACTCACCAGTAGACGCTAATAGATCAGCGCGTGGCATGTGACCGTAGGTATTACAGAAATCTTGTAAAGACGAACCCCAAGCAGAAGCAATGAAAGTCACAGCTTCGCGGTTATCAGCGATACCCTCGAATAGTGGGCTAGCCATTGCTGCATCAGTAATCGCTTCAACACGATCATTAGCATTAGCAATAAAGCCTTTGCCGTCGATTTGAGAATTAACAAGCGCCGCAGTAACCAAGCCCGATACTTGGTCAATCTGGGATTTACGAGCGAAATATTTTTCTGACATCTTTTTTTTCCTTGATTCAAGTTTGGTTAGGTTTGTTGTGAATGGCGCGCGCTTTTGTCGCGGCTATCCCCTAACGATTTTTTCAGGGGACAGCCCCCTAACATGCGCGAGTCTATGAGCGGCAATAGGGCTAAATCAAAAAAACGGGGAATTAAGAAAAATTCTTTTTTATCTGATACTTATTTGATTTTTAACGCGCTAACGATTGTCGTTTTTAATGAAGTGTTAGGCGCTAACGCTGGTGGACTTTCTGCGAGGCAAAAAAAAACCACAAGCATGGGTTTGTGGGTTTTGCGTAACTGTATTCGTAACACGTAACGTAACCGTTTTAGTATCCGCTAGAGAATTATTAATATTCAACTTTCAATATCAGCAATAAAATATATACTAGACATATTTGACGGGTAAAGCGAATGTGATAAGGTAGCCATAAATGACGGGAAAGAGAATTACCAAGATCCAAGAAATAGCCAATGGCAAAGGCTGGAAGTTTGAAGATATAGCGAAACGCTGGGGGATCTCAGAGCGACAAATGTCTCGGGTAGCCAGTGCAGGGAAACAGCGTGACATAGACGCCATCAACGGAATGCCCGATAAAAAATAAACCTAATAGGAAAACTAAATATGAACCTTTCAGTAATCAGAAACAGCAACGCTTACAGTATTTTTGCTAACGATAGCGAAAGAGTGTCGCGCAGAAGAACGGCAGCAGGGGAATTAATGGCGGCACTTCAAGCCCTGCCAGAATACGAACACAAAGGCCCAGTAAGAACCGCAGCAATAAAATGTGAGCTAGCAGCCAATAACGCCTCTACTATCAGCGACTTTGACAACCGCTTTTGTGAAGTGTCGGAACTAATATACAAAGCGGCTCATGCATAAAACCTCAATAAAAAACCCACAAGCGTTGGCCTGTGGGTTTTGTGTATCCGTAATGCTTGTTCGTAACTTTTTAAGGTTGTTCGTAAGTTTGTTCGTGATTTGACTAAAGCACTGGGAACACACCGCCACCAGCAAAGCCACCATTAACAACGCCATCAACGTTCATGGTTGTCGTCACTCCATAACTGACAGAAGAAGCCATTAAGCCGCTATCTGCCGATCCAAGGTTAAAGCCGTGCGATGATAGTTCAGCCTCGATAGCAAGCGTTAAGGCTGTCATATCCATGCCAACTATCGAGAATTGACCCGAACCGTCATAAGGAATAGTGACGGTACATTTGCCTAAAATCTCACTTGTTACAGCGCTTGATATGGCCTCGTTGATCACGTTCGCCCGAGAAAAGCCCCCATAAACAAATCCCTGTGATACTAGCGAGGCTTTTATCTTGGCGCTCATACCGCTAGCAGAAAGCCCTGTAACCGGATAAGTGCCACCAGCATGCGTAGGAACAATAACTTTAGCCGTCGATAAAATCTCATTAACAACGCCTGTGGCCACCGCCAATGACAAAACACCAACGCGAGCATGCTCACCATCAAGATTAAGGCCTCTGCTCTTTAGGCGGTCATTGATGCGCCATTCCATCGTGCCAATACTTAACGGCATTACTTACCTGCCGTACATGTGCTTGAGCCATCACCGTGGGGTGTACCTGTAAAATGACAGATATGCGCTGTGGTCACGATTGGACTGCCGCCATTAAACTTAATCTTTGGGGCGTCAATAGTGCATTCGGTGGCTGCATTAACTTTTACATTGGCCTCTACTGACGTGATTGAAATCTGCTTCTTACCTATGACGGTGATCTGCAGATCAGCTTCAAGCAATTTGTTATGTGTTGTTGACTCAAACGAATCATTTTCTGAATGCAGCACCATCTGGCCATCTTTGGTTATCTCGATAGCGGTACCCGTTGGTTTATGCGTAGCCCTTAGCGCTCCGGTGGCGGTACGTTCAATCATAAAGTTGAACTGAGTCGATACCATATCGCGGTGATACTTGGCACTGTCCGGCACTGGCTGGGCCGCTGTGCGCTTGTGTGTGAATGACTGGCCACCAGCAAATGATTCGTGCGGTAGATTTGGCACACCATTAGGCGCATAAAAACATGAGCCTTTGATGATCGGGTAACGACTATCGCCACGGTCAAACTCACACCAGACATAATCGCCCTTTTGTGCAGGCCTAAACTCACCGTCATTAGGTCGAGCGCCAACAGGTAGCATGTATTCAGCCCATGGCAAGTTAACCAAGTTCACGTTATCCCACTCACCTAAGATACGAACACGGGCCAGCATTAACCCGTCTGGGTGCGCGATATCTTCAACAACACAACGGTATGCACCGAACAATAAAGAATTACTGATATTAGTTTGCATCTACAACCTCACTAAATTCACACGCACACACGTATTTCATGCCCTCTTGGAAGTGACGAACGCCACTCATAAGCTGGCGTGACGGTACCGACTCATCAATGATTGAATCTTTTAGCGCTCTGTTTAACTCAAATTTAATCATCATGGCAGGCGTGAAACGGCCGTCACCCGCTAAGGTGCATTCCATCATGGGGATAATACTCAGGTTATGGTTTTTGATATGAGACTCATGAGTGAACGGTAAGAACTCCCGAGGCTTGCCCGTGACCAACTTGATCATGCCCCGCGTTCTGTCCCAACACATATAATCCCGAGCCTCACGCCTAAGCACTGCACCACGCGGGTTATTGCGTTTGTACTCAATAATGGTCGGGTTACTCGAAGAGTTGCGCTGATAATCGAACTGAAACGAATCTGCCTTGTCGCTGAACGACTTAAGCAACGTAAAGTAGACCTTGCCACGCATTAAATAGATTTCAGCCCCAGCATCCCATTTAAGGCGTTCTAGCATCATTGAAATAGTGGCCCCAGTCAGTACGTGGTACGTGTACTTAAACTCATAGCCGCTCATCACAATGTCATGGTTTGGGAATATGGCACCTAAGATCTGCTTAACCGTCTTATTCACAAAGAACATAGGGACAGCTACAGGCTGTTTAATCCGGTAGATGTCCTCTTGCATGGCCTCAACCATTAGCGCGTCATTCTCAACTTCCCAGTTAGCGCCAATAATAAACGCCTCTTTGAATAGCTCTTCACCTCGTCCGGTAGCATCACCAAGCACCAGCTCCAAACGCGCGCCGTCTTGTAGCTTGGCGTTATCTTGGAATACCTTTTGACGATCAACGATTTTCAGCATCAACTTAGGGCAAGTTAAATTAAGCCGTTCAATGTAAGTGATACTCAGCACGGAATGAGCGCCCACGTCCTCACCATCAATGATGAGCTTTTGCAAAAAGACATCAGAAGCCATGATTATTCACTCCATACATAGGTACTGGACTCGTAAGCTTGAAACGTAGCGTTGACTGGGTAATGCATCTGGCTTGAAAGTAACGAGCCTTAACTTCAACCATCCCCTGATAAACCAATAAACGGTCTTCTGTATTGGCTGGGCTTAAGTCCGTCCATGACAGTGAATTAGCGGGTGTTATAGCGGCCTGAACATCATCACTATGGCCCATAACATCCGTTGGATAATGAAACTCACGACTACTTGTGACCAGTGAAGAGGTTAGCCCCGCCACCAGCTTGTCTAGTGTTGGCATATCCCAAGCAAGCACATAAACCATGTAATTGAGCGTTGCAGGCAATGAATCAACAATAGCGGCCTTAGTGCCGTCTTCTGCGTAAATGGCCCCGACGTCTTTCTCTATGATTTCTTCACCTGTCACTGACTGGTCGAAGCCCAGAACGCGATGAAAGTAAACCAATGGCAAGGTTGAGCGATCACTTTGGATCTGCTTGCTATCCGTCTTAGGAAAGAAGCGATTGCGAACAATGCGAACGAATCGCTTAGGATCTGTTTCAGTGGCCACATAAAGCTTTTTCTTACCCTCTCGCTGGGTGTACTGATAAAACGGTGCCGACTTCACAGGCTTCATATCTCGAAGCCCGTCGAGCAACCGATACAAAAAGTTACCAAAGCCAACGTCAATATCCCCAATATCGGATATGTAACGCTCACCGGACTCAGTATTAACAACTATATCAACAATGGGGATCTCTAATTCTGTACTCATCACAACCTCTAAACTGAAAATAGCGCGCCGTTTGGCTCTGTGCTGGTGGCCTCGGGTTCCGGTTCGGTAATCGGTGCGGGTTCCGGTTCGGTAATAGGTTCGGTAATCGGTTCGGTAATCGGTGCGGGTTCGCTGATATCCGGTAGCGTTATCTGCTCGATATCACCACACGGGATGCAATAGTGAATTGAACCAATGGCGGGACTTCCAAGCGAGGTCGAGTGATGCACATACCAATACTGGCGTTGCACCTCACCATCAGATAGCGACACTAAAAACTCGACAATAGACCCCTCCGGCACATCAAATTCAGATAGGCGCATAATCATCATGGCCGTTTCCCCGTACCCCATGGACTCATCACCATCAAAGGAACTGATAAAGGCATCATCATCACCGCTTGATTCAACAGCCGACACCAACACGGGATCCTGATAAGCAATGTCTGATACCTGCTCGTTGACGTTACCAAACAGTGCGGGATCGTCTGCTTCGGCTACCTCATGCGTTATGGTCTTGTGTAATAGCGCATCAAAGCGCTCAGGATGAGCTTTAATCACTGCGGCCCAGTCTTGGCGCACTCTGTTTGTATACGCATCATGGCCAGCCCCTTTAGGCTTCATTGGCGTTAACTCTGGCATTACTTACCTCTTAGATTTTTAATCGCTTCGGGGGTAAGCTTGTTAGCCTTGGCAAAGGCGTCAACGGCCTTGCTCTCGCTTAAGCCTGCCACCTTGGCACCATCAATAAATGAACTCAGCTTTACTCGCATAGCGTCACGGGCCATCTGCTCTAACTGGGCGTTACGCTTCTTGAGCTGGGTGTTTTCTTTAGCCAATTTGGAACGGTCAGACTTGACCTGTTTAAGCTGCTCACGGATCGCCTTGTTAGCCTCTGGGTTTTCTTTTAGCTTTCGCTGAATAGCACCAAGTCGTGAGATATAGCGCTTATAGTCTTCACGGGCTTTGTCTTGATTGACGGTCAGCTTGCGGTTTTTATTCGCGGCCTTTTGCTCTTCTTTGCTGAAATAGGTGTTCTTGCGGTAATCATCGCCATAGCCGTTACGTGTCGCTTGTAAGCGCATTTGTAGCGACAAGGGTTTATGCCAAGTCGGACTTTGCAGCATGGTTAGCGCTTTGGTGACGTGCTTACAGGCAACACCGACCAAATTAGGGTTACGTATCTTGGTGTAAGCGAACTCTTTAGGGGGTGATAACTGGTAATTGCCAAGCGTGGCCAAGTATCGATACCAATACTGGTAACGGCCGCAATCACAATCAAAGGACATACGGCCACGACACGAAGCCTTAACCGCCGCCATAAAGCCATCGTCATTATCTTTGCCATGGCCACCAGCATTGCGCATAGAGTCGTCCCACTCTTCAAAGCGCACTCTTACCATGTGTTCTTGGTGTTTAGACTTAGACGATGCTTTAACGCGTACATGGGCCACATTGCCGCCCCTAAGCGCAATCAATGAAGCTTTTGAAATCCCCGAGCCATCAGAGACGTTATTGTTTGCGCGCTTAACGTCGATAGCACGGCCACGAGAAATAACCTCTAGGTAAGTAATGCCTTGCGAGGTACCACGACGCTTAGAAAAGCGTTTAGACATCTTTTCAAAGCGTTTAAGGTCGTCAACGGTAAAGGGGGTGCCATCGGCCTTATTACCAAGACGGGCTATGTCTTGTGTTGTTCGCCTTGTTAATGCTCTAGGCTTAAGCGTTCGTTTACCCTCTCGACGCTTTTCATTCTGCTCAACCTTGATCCGATTAAAGGCCATGATGAATTGAGCTTCATTAAGCCCTTTTGTGTCATATATCCCCTGCTCGTTTTTCTTGGCTTTTCTGACTGGCATTAGATACCACCGCCATTTTCAAAGTGGCGAATGCGCTCACGAACGTAGGCAATGTCAGGGAACCGGATTGTGGTACCGACGGGTAGCGCACGTTCTTCGTCTTCGGTATCGCATAGCAACTTAACCAACCAGCGAGCGGCCGTATTGCCATAGACGCGGAACGCAACCAAGTCAGGACGGTACTTTTCATCGTGCTTAAGCTCATAAGCAGTCGTTGTTACCGAGTTTTCACGAATGGACTTAAGGATGTCTCGATACAGGTATGAACGAATGATCACATCTTCAATCTTTTCATCCGATAGGCGGGATGTCACAGCAGAATCCGTCATAGCAGTACCACCTTGCCGCCATTACCAAGATTAACTCTTGGGTTAGGCTTGCTATCGTCCGACTCAAGCAGGCGCACTGGGGCAGCATGAGCAAACATCTGGTCAATAAATCCGGTATTGAATACGCTCTGGCATAAGGCGGCATGCAAGCAGATAAGCATCACTCGTTGCTCGTCGCGCAGTTGTTCCCAGTCGATAACGTATGACACCGAGCCACCATCAGAATGCTTGATGTTATAAAGGCTTCTAGATAGCGTCATGCTGGATTTGTTTTGCTCTGGGTACGTTATGGCACCAACATTGGTTAATGCGTTGTAGCGCTCCATTGCTTCAACTAAAACAGGTTGCCCGTTGATACCCTTACCATCTAATCGAAGCGGCCGACCAAAACCGGAAAGCAGGCCCGATTGATCCTCAATCACCAACTCAGCACCGACCTCGGAAGCTTTAGCCTTAAGCTCTGCTAATCGCTCTTTAATTTTTGCGACGTTGCGAGGTAGCTTTTCAATTGAAATAATATGTAAAGCGTTGCTGGTGGCCGTTGCCATAGCAACAAGCGGCGTAGCCTTAACAGCAAGGCTCACCGCGATAATGCGCGTATCACTCATAACGAAGCCCTTAAAAAAACTAAATGGTAGCTATCTAGCTTTCTTAAGATCAAATTGTTAGGATATTAACGTCGATTAGTTGTGTTGTATTAGGTAGCCCTGTTTCTTCTCTGTCCCTTAGAAACTGACTACAGGTAGCCCAGACCGCTTTATTTTGGTTTGGGCTTTTTTTTGTCCTGAACTGGACAGCAACCACGCTTTTGTTTAATCTTCTTCCCGTAATCAAGGATTACCCGATCCGCGACTACTGCCAAAAATGCAAAAGCCCTCTATTCGTAGAGGGCTTTTGTTCTTTCTGGGGTAGGGCGTCGAACTATAAGAACTGACCATCACCAAGCATTAACCAGCGCATAGCCTCATCACCGCGAACGGTATTCACTGCCCGTTGATTTAATACTGCCAATTCCGAACGCAACACTATCTCATGATGGCCACGGGCCGTAATGTAACCCACGACATCAGCTTTCTTAACTAAGCCTTGGGCCAGCTTCTTAGACTTAAAACGCTTTGCATACTGTGACGCAATCATCTTACTCATTGACCAGCTAATGCCTGCACGACTTAGCGCACGGTCATAGCCACGGTATATTTTGATTTCATCAGGAAGCATGGCCAAGTGTTCTAACTCTTTTGGCGTCATGAAGAGATCACGAGTCGGCATCATGGCAGCAAAGAAAGCTAACCAGCCGTCACGATACGGGTAAACCTTATCAAGATTAATCCATGTATCACGGGCTATCTTCCACGCGCGTTCTGGGGTAATTAGGCCGTTACGGGAATACAAATTTAAGCGGGGTAATCGATACTCAGGCAACCTAAGCATTATATCTGCAGCATAAAGGCCACCAGCGATAGCGTTATTGGCTGCAAGCGTTTTAGCTTCTATGTGCCTGATAGCTTCATTAAGCTCTTTAAGCGATTCAAGCCTATCAGCTTTTATAAACTCGTTATCAATGCGCCACAACCCATTCTCATACACTGGCTTTAGCTCTTTATTCAATGTCAAATCTCCAGATATAACCTTTCGTTACTGCAAACAATAATAACGCAACCTTGTTAGGATGTAAGTTATAGCACTTGTCAAATTTTAGGGCTAGTGCTGTTTTTTTAACGATTTGATTGAAAATAGCGCTACAGGCTGCAGCGCTATTGAGTTTGACTAAAAGCCAACTTTTGACACTAACGCTTCATGATCTGACATAAAGGTTTGTAGGTAGGCATCAGTAGATGAAAGCGACGATTGACCAAGCGCATCACGCACTTGATGTATGCGAGCATTGTTGTTGATCAAGAAGAGCGCGAACGCCTTTCTAAAGCTATGTGTAGACAATGCAAAGTTAAGTTTTAGCTTCACAGCCACAACCTTAAGTATCCGGTTAACGTACTGGGCCGAGTACGGCATACCAGCACGAATGGACGACTCAAATGCTAGCTTCTTGGCATCATCATTGGCCAGTCTCAATGCATCCTCTATCACGGCCTTACACTGCTCGTTAATAAAGATTGTCACCTTAGAGCGGTCTTTGGCCACTGCAGCTTTAATGCCTGCAGCTATACGCTTATTGAACGCCTTTACTTGGATAACAACTATCGAGTCGCGGATCACACCATTGACCATCAAGTCCGTAAACTTCAAACGGGATACGTCGCTATACCTAAGCCCTGTTAACGCCGAGAACTCAAGCATGAGCGCGATAACAGGATTAATCTTATCTACTTCTGAAAGTATCTTTCTGCAGGCCTCTTTCGTCTGAGGCGGCATACTTCTAACACAGGCCATCAAGCCCTCCGGTTAATCAAACTACTGCCAATAGTTGTTTTGGTTAAGCAACGTCTATCTGGGGAATGCCTGCAGGGATTTTATCTACCGGAATGTAGTAGCCTTGCATTGTCATCATTAAGCCTAAGCGCGTGTAGATGTGTACGGGCATCATAAAATGACCATCGCTGGCTGGCATAATGCGATCACTCAACGCTGAATGCGTAATGATTGAAAACGGCGCTTCTGTATCATCATCAAACACGATGTCAAAACCGTTGCCATTAAAGCCGCGCGTCATATCCTCATCAGCCTCACCCGTGGCCAGTGCATCCAACTCAGCAGCAAACTTAGCCATATCAGGCGATTCAAAATCATCAAACGGGCCATAACATACCGTGATGTGCTTACCTGTTTTCATTTCTTCCAAGAAGTGATGGCAATGATCCGGTACCAGCAAACGCATTGCGCCCACGTTCCAGCTAAGATAGGTATAACCATGTTTTGCAGGCTCAGAATCAAAGTAGTTCGTATCAACTAGCATCTGGCCATCGTTAGCTATTGTAATAAGGTTTAAATCCATTTTTAACGCCCCTAAATCTCTGTGCTTTTGTTAATTAATAAATCGTTGAATCCGGCTTTAATCTCTTCAACCGTAGAAGAGGCGGCTATCAGCTCACCCACTTGTGCAGCGAACACGCCCAGCGCCTTGGCCCTTTCTTGTCTAATCATCATAGACGGACTATCGGCAACGGAACGCAGCCCCATACTCGCCTTAAGCTCATTAATAGCGTCCATCTTCACAACAACACGATCACCAGACTGGCCGGAACAATTAGCTAGCACTGAATAGATAGCCTCTTTAATGTCAAAGCTAACACCCTCGTTAACCGTGCCATGCAAATAGCCTGATAGGCCTTGGCTGGCCAACTGGTTAGCAATAAGCAGATCACCACCTTTGAGCGCATTACTCTCGGCGCTATATTCCCACTTTCTCACCGTTGATACTGACACATTAAAGATAAGGGCCAGCACTGACTGGCTAACACCAATAGCCTCACGTAGCGCGACGACATCGGCACCCGTGAACGGCTTAATGACGGGTAATAAGTCAGGGTTAAAGCGGTCTAATGAGATCATCTATTCCCCCTTAAGGTACTTAGCTTTTACGCTATCAGAACAATGCGCAACGGCATCTTGCATCGTCACTTGACGGCCATGCTCGTGGTAAAACTCAGTCTCATAATAGAGTGAGTCAAGTACGTGCGGCGCTTCCGGCTTATGCTCTATGCCACACACACGACATTCGTTAGGGCGTAGCGGTCTTAATTCGATTGGTGTTCTTAGGTCTGACGTCATGGCTATATCTCACAAAGAAGCCACCAGCGCTTGCTGGTGGCGGGTAGATTGGTTAATTAACGAGGTTAGATACCATCCCAATCATAGCCATCTTGGGTATCAGGCAAATGATTGTAGCTGTTTTGAGGCTGCATAAACTTGTTGCTACCCGTGGCATCAGGATAGTTCGCTTCGATCTCTTCGATTGTATCGAGCGTGTCGATAAACTGCTTTTTAGGCTGTCCCGCTAACACTGAGTTACGATCATAGGTACCCCAGCCATGCACATTGAAATCACCACGGCCACTAGCCTCATAGGTAAGATAGTCGAACTGCTTTACTCTACCGTTTACATTAACTTGAACTGACATAAAACCTCCAAAAAATGAAGCCACCAGCACTTGCTGGCGGCGGGAATGACTTAAACTAGCTGGCCTAACTTAATCCCAATCAACCTCGAAATAACTCTTTGGGGTGCCGCCAAGAAGATAATGCTCTAGGCGCTTACCCTTACCATCAGGCTTATCTCTAGCTTCAAAAAAGTAACTACCTAAGTTCCAATTCAGCTCGCTAGTGTCAGGGAAAATAGTCAGGTAATGCTCTTGGCGGGTACTGTGATAAGCATTGAGTAATGAGCGCTCATCCTCGAAAGATTGCTTAAACTCTTTGACCAACTTACCGCGATAATACAGGCGACAATAAGCCCCTGCCGCTAACTCAGCCATGCGCGCGGCCAACTTTTCATTAGCCTTGGCTTCACGCTCTTCCGCAACTCGTTTCTTGGCGGCTTGCTCGTCGGCTTTGGCCTGCTTCTTAGCATCGGCAAGCGCTTTACGCGCGGCGCGTTGCTCTGCAGCTTCAACCACTAAATCAACTTCCATCGGCTCAACCTGAACCCATTCTTTATGCATTTTTTCATACATATCAATAGAAGCTTTTACGCCACCATTAAGGGCATACATACACGCCTTAAGTTGATTTTTAAGATTATTGCGAGCCTCTAGCGCTTGACGGCCCTCAGTGCGGCTTATCGCCTTGGCTTTTTCATAGGCAGCTTCGGCGCGAGCCAAATCATCACGGCAACACGCTATCATTGCAGGCAATCTAGCCAATAAATCATGGCTCTCTTCAATCAATTGCTTAAGGTATTTAGGCGCGTCAACATGGCCATAATGGGGATGGCCAACGCCTTGGCAACTGCCGTTAAACATCCCGTAGTCAACGGTATAACCGTGCTGCACCATCATATCGCCCTTAAGTGCATGAACACGGCCACAAGCACAACACACACCCCTGAACTGAATACGTTTATCAACCATTGCAAACTCCATCTAATGTTAAATCTCACCCGAGATAATACGAAAACTGCCACATTTCACCGTATCATTTTATGATACTGTGAAATAATACTACACCTTAATAGGATAGCTCACAAGCGGAACTTAATACGGCCCTATCGCTTGGCATCAATGAGCTGTATCCCGTACAGGGGAAACACGCTATCACACGTCATTAACTCCAACCCCTCAGCTTGAGCTTGAGCAATCAACAGGCGGTCAAACGGATCCGCGTGGTGCATTGGCAACTTGGCAGCTTGCTTGCCATGGAACGCACTTATAGGTAGCTCTTTGCAGCCTAATAGCTGGATAGCTTCATCAAGGTTGTCAGGCGCTACCAGCTTGTTTAGTTTAACTTTTATTCCAGCTTCCCAGATACTAACGGCACTGACAAACACCTGATTATCAGGGTTAATAATGATACTTGCCGCAACATCACCTAGGCTCTCATCATCAGAAAGCGCCCATAAAAATGCATGGGTATCGAGTAAAATACGTCTCATTATTTGGCCCCGTAGAACATATCGTTAATGTCTTGGTCTTCATCATTGAAGTTGTCAGGAATGATTATCTTGCCTGCCAATATGCCAAGCGTTCTTGGTTGCTGCACTTTCTCATAACGAACCAATCGAGCAAGTGGCTTTCCCGCCTTGGCGATGATCACCTCTTCACCCTCGACACTCATTTCGACCAGCGCCGACAATTTTGCTTTTGCTTCATGTAAGTTGATTTGCATTTTGACACCTCTCTAATTGAACCCAATTGAACTAACTCGACCATTATGCGCGTGTAAACGTGTTGGTTCAAGTGGGTTCACCTGTTAGGGCCAAAAACAAGGCCCAATAGCGGGTTTTGCGTCAAGCTCAGTAGGACAGTTAAGCGGGTGTTTTATGACGTAAGCCGTTGTTTTTAATAGGTATCCTATTTTATAAGCTTGAACCGCCTAGGTTCTAGAATAGGTATTCTTGAACCTAATGTATGCGCTGCTTAAATGTTTGGGTGCAATGGCCAAGCAGAATCTAAAGTATTCACGTAGCGACGCGCTAAATATCATTCATGAATTATTGACCTAGGCAACAATAAAACAGGGAATGGCGCATTTTATTAATTATCACCAGATCACCAATTACACCATTGACAATTTTGCCATTGTGTTTCACGCGCGCGGTGTTTCACCACGTTCACTTTTAGGATGTCCGGCCATAATTGCCGTTAATTAAATAGATATATCCCCCCCGATATACCTATTAATTGTGAAATAAACACACGCGGGTTTATGGCGGGTTACTGGCGGGTATTGGGCGTTATTACCAACAAGTGACGTAACCGATTAACGGGCCGAAACAGTAACCGATTAACGGGCCGAAACAGTAACCGATTAACGGGCCGGAATAGTAACCGATTAACGGGCCGGAATAGTAACCGATTAACGGCCCGAAATAGTAACCGATTAACGGGCCGAAACCGTAACCGATTAACGGGCCGAAACATAAGCCATAAAAACAAACACAAAGGCAACAAGTAAAGGCGTATTAACCATTAACAAACATAAGCTTACAGCGATTTTAGTTACTAAAATTAAGGCAATAAAAAACCCGAGTTAACGGGTTTGTTTTAAAATAATTATAATCAAAAAGTTGAACTAAAATAATTATAAATACTTGAGGCGTATATTATTAAAAAACCTATTACAACAACGATAAGCTTATTAATATATTTACTCATCTGCATCACAAGAGAACGCCTAAGCGCACTCTTAAAAATAGATATCACTTAGTCGCCTCTTTTTGTATTTTGCGTTCCATTTTCTTAAGCTTTTCCTCAATAGCATCAAGCATGAATTGGGTATAGCTCTCTCGAAACAGCCCTGCAGCGATAATATCGTCATAACGTACTTTGCTGGCCTTTGGTAAATTGCGTAGCGTGTAGTTAGCACAGCCGTCTTTAACCTTATCTCTTGGTCTTGGCTTGCGGCTGGTTAGTGACGACTTGCCAACAGTTAGCACAACATCACGCTTCACTTGTGGGCTTGTCGTTATTACCGATGGGGTGCCAACACGGGTTAGTATGCTTTTCTTTGGCTCGTTCATGGCTTATACGCCCCTGTTTCAATTAAATAGTTGTGAATGATTGACACTAGACGGTCATACTTTACAGGCATAACACCTGATTTAACTCTTTCACCGAACTCTGACGCAGCAATAACAGACTGGTGGCTAGGTATGGTGACATCTAGCGTTGTCATGTTATCAAGCGACTCTATCATTGCATCGAGCTTATCGAACTTGCGCTTGTTCTGATTGAATCGGCAATACAGCACATGGCCGCGAACCTCTCGACCTACTTCTTCACTAATCATTGCAATGATGCCACTAAGCTTATTGATTGCCGCGCGCTCAATAGGTGACTCGTTCGTTGGGGCGATGATCATATCGGCATTGGCTAACGCGACACGGGTTAAATCATCGTCGAAGCCGCCGCAATCAATTAGCGTTATTCTGTCCGTTGAGTCCATTTCTAAAAGCGGTACCAGCTCCGCAACAGTCTTGGCCCTGACTAAGAACGGGATCTTATCTTCCCGCAGTCCGTCCATTGTCGTTGAGCCGCCGTGAACGTCGGTATCGATAATTGCAGAAGCGCCAAGCTTCTCAAATATGTTAGTAACCAGCGCCGTTTTACCGACACCTCCCTTACCACTTGCTACAACGACTATTGCCATTTTGAACCTCATTATTTCCATACGAGAATAGGCGGGTAACGGTTACGATAACGGTTCGTTAATCGGTTACGCGCCAAGATAACCAAAGAGTAATTTAAAACGCCCTAACGAGCAATCAATTATATTTATTAGGCTTTTCCCTAAAAAGACTATAAATAACTATATAAACCTATATTTACCTATTGCGATAATTCAGGGAAACGCTTAGCATTCGACTCAACAGGCAACGCCTATCCCTATTTTTTATTGCTTTTGAGGTATCACCATGAACTATTGTTTTAATATCCCAGCCTTACGCGGCATGCAAAACGGTCGAGTTTTCTATCAAGCGATTGCCCCATTCTCAACACTTGCCGCCTTATTCAAACTGGACGACGCCGAAGACGTTAACGAGCGTTCACAGCGCATCGTTAACAAGATCCGCGCTAAAAAGGTGGCTAACTACATCCAAGATAATAAAGACGGCTTCTACATCATCCCTCCGGTGATTGGACACGTTAGCAGTGAGTGTACGTTCACAGCCTCACCTATTACGGGTATGGAAAACACCGGAACGCTATCTATTCCTATGGCTGCTTTGGTTAAGCTGTTTGATGGCCAACATCGTGCAACTGGTATTAAAGAGTTGTTAGCGCGCGCCGACGTTGATGCTAACTTTGCGTCTCAAATGGTAAGCATCATGCTATTTGATAACCTCACGCTTAAGCAGCGCCAACAAGCGTTCCATGACATCAACTTTACTCAGGCCAAGCCATCGGCCGCTATCTGTATGACGTACAATGACCGCAGTGAACGCGACCAAGAAATCGTTAACATCATGAAGCGCTCAGTGATTGGTAATGCTATCGAGTATGAGAAAAATGCCGTGTCCGGTAAGTCAGACAAGATTTACTCAATCAAAGCCCTTAAGGCGTTCGCCCTTAAAGTGATGTCTTTTGTTGAGGACAAAGGCGAAGCGTTAGCCGTGCTTGAGAACTACACCAACACGCTATTCTCTTCTATCAACATCAGCTACCTAATGCGCTCTTATACCGTTACAGGCTCAGGCAAAGACTTTAGAACCGAGCTTGTTCTGGGCCACAATGTCACGCTTATGGCACTGGCCGAACTGGCCCACTTTGCAATCACACGCGACATCAAGCCTGAATTGTTTGATAAGCTACGCAATGACACATTTTGGCGTCGTGACAAGTGGGTTAACTTTTGTGTGAGCGAGACGGGTAAGATGATCAACAATCCGGCCTCTATCCAAGCGACAGCAACCGTTATCACTCGCGCTGTTAGAAGCCGCGCATAAGGGCCACTATGAAACACAAGCTTCAAATCACGGTAAGCGGTTGTAGTACCTATTCAAAGCCATTCGCCACGCTAGAAGCCGCCGAGGCGGCAAAGGCTGACTTTGTGAATGTCTGGGACTGCCCGTGTGAGATAGTGCCGCATTACGACGTACCGGACGGCGCTTATTACAATAATCAATACTACCCAGAACCATAGAGGTTTATTCATGCAGCACTTACCCACGCACATCACTGGCGACCTAGCCAGTGGCAAAATAAGCAAAGTAGAGGCCTTTAACGCCTACTGTACGTCACTGGGGATTGCTCACTTAGCGAATAAATTACGCGGTGCCATGGCTGAGATAGACCGCTTGCCGGATAACACGCCAGTCATTGAGCAGCCGCAAGAAGTGATAGACATCATTCGCGCGCAAGGCGTTACACCACTGGCCGCTTGGCGCATTCACCGAGGCATGACACAGGCTGCAGCAGCCAAGGCGCTGGACATCAAGCAATCATCAGTAGCCATCTTTGAAAAGAACGGCGCAAAGCGAGCCAAGGCGCTATTAAGCTTTGCCAACCTTTACCAGTGCGACGTTGAACAAATTAAGTTTTAGGAATAGCCATCATGAAAATGTGTGATACCAAGCCTTGCGCGTCATGCCCGTGGATCAAAGCAAACCCGACCACAGGCGAAGACATACCCAACTTTAGCATTGAGCTAATGCGCAACCTAGCCAACACGGTACCGCCAAGAGGCAGCGACCAGAACGGCTACTTTACGATAATGGCGTGTCATAAGAGCAAAGAGGGCCAGCCGTTTGCGTGTGCGGGTTACATGGGTATGGTAGGGCCGGATAACATCAATGCGCGCTTGCTGGTGGCCCAGAACAAGGTAGATGTTAAGACGCTATTTGATAACTGCGACAAAATGGACTTATACCAAGACTTCTATGAAATGTTAGACGACTACGAAGCCGCGCAGTAGCCCAATTAGCCACTAAATCAAGCCGCCATCGTGCGGCTTTTTTGCATCCTTATTCTTGCGTGGCAATAATTACAGATATTCGTTATCATTGCGTGGCAACATTAACAGCAGTCATTTAATCGGGTAGGTAATCAATGAGCAACATCAGTAAAGACGTTAAAAGCGAGTGTGAGCGCGTAGACCGCCTGCTATCGCTTGAGTTCGGTGAGTATTGGCGCTACACCCCTGTAAACGAAGATAGCGAGGAAAGAACAACGCTATTAGTTAGCAATGAAATCTACATCATTACTGACCTTTTAGAAAACCTAATTACAAATGATATTCAGACCGTTGAGATCTATGCCAACAAGCGTATATCACAAGGCTCAAGCATCAGACTGGACTTTGAACGTTTCACCCGTGACTTCACCCCAGTACCTAAGAGCGAAGCCGAGGCCATTAGAAAGCAGCAATTACTCGCACTGCAGCATGACGCAGAAGCAATACAAGCCGACATCCAGTTAGCACTAACCGATCCAAACGCCCTGCTTAGATTGCTTGAACAAAGCAAAGACAGCAGTGTGACCGATGAGAAAGCAAACCTACATAGCGCTATTGGGCTACCGTCACCCGACCAAATCAGCTCACGCAGCAAAGAGCTGATACCGGAAGCAGGCACCATGGGCGTGGTTCAAGACCACAAGAAACGATTTGAGAACCAAGCCACGTTAGGGCGCATGGCCAACAAACTGGCTGCATCTAAATCTAAAGAACTGGCTAACACGCTTGAAAAGGCCACCAGCCTTATGATGGAAACCGCTAAGGCCATGACGGGCAAGTCTAACGATATGCTACGCAAAGTAGGCAATGTGATGATTAAAATCGACATCATGAAGCACTACTTAGGTGAAGACGTTGAGATAGTGACATTGATTGATGGCGACGTGTCCACCAGCAACGAACCGATTAGCTTGTATTCATCTATGGTCTACATGGATGAAGAGATAGCCGTGAATGAGGTTTACACAGACAGCCAAGACTTTGATTATTCTAACGCTGATTTCTTCATTGAGTACCTTAAGGCAACACCATCATTGATAGAGCGCATATTTCCAAGTGAACGCGCCATTATCACAATAAGACCTACTCGCAGAGAAAAGCACTACGCTGATATGTCGGCTGCACAATGGGCCACACGCAACAGCATGAACAAGGCCGCTTTCTTAATGGTTCGTGATGGCCAACGTATCAGTGCCATTTACTCACCCGTCGAACATAACGCCCGTTTGTTCCCTATTCAAAGTGAAATGAATGATTTCTTTGATAACGTCTATTCACGATCGACCAAGCTAGTAGACAAGCAACGCGAATTTAAGACCATGAGCGACACTTATCATAAGCTGGTGGCCATACTCCAAGGCGTCAAAGATAGGCAACTATCAGGCGGCGCGATTGTGTTTGGTGACTTCCCCCGTGAAGCACAAGGCAAGTCGTTGTTAGAAGAGGCCTATATCAAGCAAAATTGCACCTTTGTTGATATCGAGGACAATCTACTAGGGGATGGCAAGAAAAGCCCTGCTATCGAGATTATAGAGGCTGCAGAGCTTCCGCTATTCAGTAAAGGTGACATAGCGATTTACTCACCTAAAGATTTCTTTACTCAGTCATGCATACCGAGCGCATTCAAAGTTGATTACGATGAGAACTACCGCTCTGACTGGGATATGCCGGACAACGAAATAAGCAGACCCGCAGGCCAAGGCTACATTGTTGGCGTGGACTCATTGAACCTAGGCCGGATCACTTTGTTTAGTGGTGAACCGATCCTCATGATTGAGCTTAAAAAGAACTGGCCCAAACCAACCACTAAGAACTTTCGCGCGTTCCCCTGCAGAAGTCGAAGCGCCATTAACCTTATGACGCTTAAGCCGTCGTTCGTTGAGTCTGCTATCAACTCAAAGCTTCACCGCTCTAGACTGTTTGGTAATGACCTTATGATCTTCTTAGTTAAGGCTAGGCAGGCAATAAAGGCCATTCAGGCACAAACCGCTGACATTAAAGCGATATTGGTTGAACACTACCCAATGATGAGTGATGACGACTTGCACATGATGATCATGGACTGGTACCGAGATTACGACGGCACTAGCCCAATTAAGGCTAAAGCTGCAGCCACCAGCATAGTGAACAACCATAACAAGGTGATGGCTTTTAACAAGACGTCTACCGAACGTGCTACAGCGCTAATCGTTGAAATGGGTGATGTCCCACTGTATGCGAGCAAGGTAGGCGCTCAAGTGTTTATCATTGCTGCTTCTAGCCGCCTAATTAACGGCTATGGCGTTAAGATGTATAACAGCATTACCCCTTTCTTTGCATGCCACCAGCTAGGCATTGATGGCAGCATAGCTAACACTGAGATTGTCGGCTCAGAAGTGCAAACCTACCCAGTAAGCCAAGCGCTGCATGATGAACTAGCGCGCTTTAACCTTAGCGAAAAGAGACTGAACGGCAACGAGTACCGGACACTAAGGAATATGGCCAGTAAGAACAAGCAGCAGCTTATCTTTATGCTTAACCAGATAAGCCATGTTACCGCCATGGATGACGACGAAGACAAAGACGAAGCCATCATGACAACGATCAATGAAATGATCCATGCTCTAGAAGAAATGGATGAGTACACCAAGCAAACCAATAGCAAAGTAGGTTATGGCATAAGTGTCACGGCTTACCTAGTCAGTGCAGATCACAAAGACAACCTATCGTATTCAGGCTTTGGCATAAACCTACCAAGGGCAATCTCATTCCTGTTTGCAAACCTAAGCAAGATAAGCCAGAAAACCTATGAGCATGACATCAACGACAGCATGCTTGAATTGCTTGGATGGGATAGATTCTTAAAGGACTTTAAAGACATTGATCCTCGTGGTGATGCCACTCAATACCTTGGTGAGCATTCAGACAGCTTAACCAAGCAAAGCATAAACCACCTTATCTACAGCCAAAAACGGGCGCTAAGTCATTCACCGTTGAGTACAGAACCCATGTTTAGACGTGAAAGTGATACATTAAAAACCAAGAAAGCGTTTATTAAGCTGCTCAATACAGAGCTTAACGTGCCACTACCTATCAAGGCAGGTAACAATGATTAACATGAGATTATCAGCACTGCAGAGTGACACGCTTTACCTGTTAACGGCCCTTGAAGCCCGAGACATTACCAAGCCGATAGACTCAGTGGCATTACTGGCCCTTATCAACAAAGCTAGAAGCCCTAGCGTGTTTGCTTCATCGTTTAGGGCATCTATGCACAAACTGGCAGAACATGGCTTAATCGCGCGCTCACGAGATATGAAATCGCTTAAGCTTTCTTACCGGATGACCGAGCAAGGCCGCGCAATGGGTATCGAGATCACCGCCAAGCGAGCCGAACAGGACGAACAAGCCGAATAAGGCAGATACAAAAAGGGCGCTCCGATTGGAACGCCCTTTTTTATGATGGGTTTAACACTTGGGGCATTTGCTACATTCCATGTGATAGGGAAAGCTGCTATCCAGCTCATCTATCCACAGGCCATGCTCTTCACACCTGAACACTTGCCATGGTAACTGATATTCAATCATCCACTGGGCCACATGCTTGGGAACAGAGATTTCAAGCTGACCGCTTTGAATGGCCACATCGCCAACGGTACCGCTTAATACCATATTGCTTATGTGATAAACCTTATCCTTTAACACCTCAATCTCAAGCTCAAGACTGGCAATGGTTCGCTTGGCCTCAGAATAGAGCTTTTTGTACTTGGGTTCCGGTGCGGCCTTAAGCGTTTTAGTTGTCACTCAACAGCCTTACATTAATGCGTGATAAAATGAATCAATCATCGTCCAGTTATAGCCCGAACCCTCAACCCATTCGATTTTAAAAGTAATTTCCGAATAACCCTCGCACTCCATGTAATCCTCATCGCCATAGTCCAGCGTTGGCAATACACCAGATACATGATCGTCGGCATTAATCATTTCGTCCATTGGGATTATCCCGAACGTTTCTAATACTGACGTGCTAAACGTACCGCTATTTAACTCTACCGATAGCTTTAATAGCTTCATGTTATTTCCTTATCGCTGATTAACATCATTCATTTTGATAAGCGAAAACAAAAACAGCTTATCTGACACCTTGCCGGAGTAATCGCAATTATCCGGCATTGGGTTACTGCAAAATGCATACTCGCTCGTTGTGACTCGAATCATTTCATAGTGGCAATGAGGGCAATAGAGGCCCGTCCACACATGAACGCAACCATAATCAGCCCCGCAATTTCTAACATTGCACAACCAACCACGAAAGAACCCCTCGGGCTTGGGCTTTTCAATAATCGTCACCATATCCACAGGAAACAACTCATGGCCATTGCGCTCTATCTTGATCGTGTTCCAATAGAAATCAACAGCAAGCACCTTATAGCGAGTATCACCCTCACCGTTAATGGTGGCCTCTAAGTCGAGATTAGCGTTTATTGAAAGCTCGTGCTTAATTGCTGGCATATCAAGAGACATAGCCGTCACCATCTATATTTTCCGCATAACCAATAGCATCAAACGCACTCGGGTAGCTGGCAATGACAGAAGCACGATCATGATTGCGGCCATCTAAGCACAACACCTCATAGCATTTAGTCCCAAAGTTCACCGCAACGTAGTGAATGCCAAACCAATCATTGATCTCTTCTTGAGGCCTGCACTCATACTCAGTCAGATTAAAGTAATAACGCTGAACGGGATTAGTAATGACGCCATCAAATCTCGTTTGAGCGTGTGGCTTGTGCTTATCAAGGTAATACTCACACACATGGATAATAAGGCCCGTGTCTTCATCATAAAAAACGCGCTCTATATCACTGGCCACCAGCCCTGAATGCTTTGTCTCTTCTGCCATGCAATTAACGGCTATATCGCCCATAGCCAAGTAATCGGCTATTGAGCAGCTTGGGTTATCTGTTATTAATTCTTTCACGGTATTCGTCCAATAAAGCGCCCGTAGGCGCTAAAACAAAAGGGTTAACTATCCAGCGCGTAACAACGGTTGCGGCTCTAACATCGTTTTGTATATCGCTGGCTTATCCAAACTTTCAAACCAATGGGCCGACGGCCTCGCCTGAACGGTAGCGCGGAGATCCACTTGTGCAGCATAGAGATAGCACTTGGACGCTCTAAGGTGTAACACGCCATCATTAACCAGCAGCATGCTTGGCCTGACTCGCCCAGTCACCGAGCGGGACACCTCTTTGATCACCAATGCAACCACATAGCCTTTTTCGGTCACGTCCACCAGCTCACAAAGATAATGCAATACATGATTGCGGATTGTCTTAACACCATAAAACCGCGTTGCCACTGGCATATCCCGTAGTGTGCCAAAGTAATGAGTAATTTCCTTAGTCATGGTCTACATCCTTAAAGATGTACTGAGGGCATTTATCAAAGTCGTAACCAGCATCACGCGGGAACAAGCCTTTTGAATCAGGCCACACTACCTGACAGACAGACATAGGTTTAACTTGATACTCGGGATATGAACGATAAAAGTTACCCGCCTGAACGATATACTGATCAATGACCACGCCATCACTTTGGGTAGGTTCCACATTAAGCGATAAGAACTTATCCCCCCTTAGCGGCACAGCATCAACGATCAACCCCTCAGTGCATTTACCCTCATAGATAAATACCTTAGCAACTATGGCGATTAAAGTATGAGACATTTTAGGGTTAGGCGATGAAACAATGATTTCAGGTAAACCGTACTTGGCCATACCAACGGTATAAGCAAACCCCTGAGTAGCAACGGCAGTAAAACCATGCTTATCAATTTCGACTTTAAACTCTTCCATAAGGGCCGCTATACGTTCTTGTACGTTCATCATACTGACATCCTCACTTTACCTGTTTTAAAGACTGGCGCACCAACGCGCAATAACTCTTGCTCACGAATACACCAAGCCACGTTAATAGCAGCAAGCGCTTTAAACTGGCCCTTATGGCTGGCTTCTAATAGCTCACACTGGCGGTCTAATGTATCAAGACACTTACTGAAACGAAGACGACGCACAAAATCCATTTCATACTCACTCACACTGTCTAACTTAATATAATCCATCACGTTAAAATTCCTCGTTCAAGTAAAGCGGTGATACTGATAATAAAACACGTTGTTCGTCTTCTGGCTGGTGGCGCTTCATATCGACACCCTCAACCCCTACCAGACCTAAATACTCAACAGTAGCCGCATTTGACGCTTGATTGAAGCGTTCCCGTAGAAAAGGGATATTGCCACCGTTAACAAGGTAGCGACGCGCCCACACTTTACGAAGCAATTCGAGTGACATCATTTCACCTGACAAAATCTTACAATTAGTTGAGCGGAATACATAAGAGACAACCTGACGGCTCACTGGCACGTTACCACGCGATGAAATGCGCTCGTTCTCAAATAGGTACTCACTGCGGGGGTGAGTCCGACGACGAATGTCGTAGGCTTCCAAAGCGGCACGATTAACCACTTCGATATGATGCAATGCCGATTCATCACGAATAAAACGCATTCCACTGGAATTAACAACAAACTGACTAAATTTAAGCGATATTAACTCTTTGGGCTTTAGTGACACGTTGCAACCCAATTGCACGATCCTAGCCTCTCTATGCCGAGCCTTTGCGACTAACTGACCATACACATAACGCATATCGTCACCATCACGATATACCCTCATTTCTAACTCATTCATTACCCGATTACTCCTAATTTCACTCTGCCAAAAGTGCCAGCCTCATGCTGGAAAAGGAAAAATACTCTCGAAACGGTAAGTAAGCAAGATTTATTTATCCTAACAAAGTAACGAAAACGATACTTAATCAGTTAATTGGCGCGTCAAAAAAAAGACATCATTTAGTATTAGTCCAGACGAATAGCGGGTTACAAGCGCATAGAGTTGGTTTACCTGACTATTAAGAGGTAAAACTATATTCACCAAGGAATAATTATTTATTGGTAGATGGTTTTTTGGCGCTTTTATTTAAAATAAATACTGTTAGGATGTCAGCGCAAATTTCAATTACCACCTTTTTAGGGGAACAAATGCTAGAGGGCGCTTAGGCGCGAATCATCAACTTAACCGGATCAATTACGATAATGGAAAAACACAACAATGGGCTTTGTACCACTGCTAGCGAGTGCGATATTGAAAGCCTTTTTGAAATTGCTATAGAAAAAAACGAGAACCCCCAGCAGACATTTAACCAAATGTTACAAGCATTTATCATTGGCCTTAACCCAACAATCGATGCATCAACACTTAGGATTGAGATTGCAACAATCTCACACATGATCGCAGAGTATTTAACCTTGATAGAATATGAGATCGTCTATTCATGAACAAAGCCAAGCCAATAGCATCAGCGCTTATCAGCAGCATGATAGCTGGCACCTTGATTGGAATTGCAACAATGAACATTCTCACGATAAAAATGCCTGACGGCGTGTGTGAGACATTCGCCATTCTAATTGTAGGATTTTTGCTGCAGTTTGCAGCCGTGCTAAAAGTGAAAAGATTGGAGTTATTGCTAATGCTAACCTGCTTTACGATAACATTATCCACGACTTACTCGGCGCACGTTGCCGACAAAAGCTATCAAATAACCATTTACACCATAGGAATGCTGGTGGCCCTTATAGCTTGTGATGCGCTAATCAAACGATTTACAAAACTTTACTAATCTTTAAAAAGTTATCTCGCTTGATAGGCTTTTATGGAAACCGCTAAATTTACAGCGATTTTATTATAGGTTTATCAAGTGAGCGCTCACATAGCCCTCCCTCCCCCTTGTAGCTTGTTGCACATTTCGTTAGGATGTAACGACAATTAACTACAATTGAGGACTTATGGAACTCTTTACCCTCTACGATAAATTCCTCGAACTAAGAAGTGAACTGATCGCTTACGCGGTATCTAATTCTGTTTATTCAGAAGATAGGGACGGCGAAAAGGTTAGGCCATTATCGGTGATTCGAGACGACACCCAACTAAGGAAGGTAAATAAAATGATTGCCCTTTGGCACTCATTGGCCGACCAACTTTGTGAGGGCGACCCTGCTCGATACAACAGGAAGTCGATTATCTTCTCCCCAGAGCCACGCATTCTACATAAGCAGGCCGATGTATTCATTAAAGTGAATAAGGCCACCAGCACCCGTAAAATCTCTAAGGATAGGATTATTCTACGACTGCGAGACTTGCGACGCGTCACAAAGCAATCCGGCGGCGTTAGCGACAAAGTGATTGCGCTTGAAGAAGAGATCCAACGTTTCAAAGACGACCCAGAGAATACCTATCGCATTCGTACAGAGGGATACACTGAGGTTGTGCTATTACATCGCCAAAAGGGTGATATAGAACTCGATAAGGTTAGGGTTCCTTTTGCGGGTGTATTCATTTACGACCCTAAGAACCTATGCGCTATCCACATGCCTGACTCGGGCCGCGACTTTGTTCGTTCAGACCGTGTAGAAGACTTGGGGGTGCCTATTATCCAGTGTTCACTGCAGACAAGAGGCTTTTTGTTTCGTGAAACCGATTTGATTAATGCTCGGGCCAAAACCGCAGAGGACAGGCGCGCGGCCATTGAGGAAAAAGACAGAAAAGCGCAAGAGGCTAAGGACGCCGAAGCACTTAAGGTAAAGCAGCGCGAGGAACGCGTGGCCAAAGCCCAAAAAGAAAAAATCATCGCAGCTAACAAAATGCAGCAAGCCATTACTGACCGTGAAATTAAGTTTAAGGACAGTGAAGCCAAGCGTAAGCTAGCAGAACAACAAGCCGCCAAAGACGTAGCCAAGAAGCTTAAGGCCGAAGCGAATAAGCTCGAAGCTGAAAAGCGCGCCCTTGAACGTCAAAAAATACTACTTAAAAAGCAATCAGATCTGGCATTGTCCAAAGTAAAGCCAAAGAAGAAAGCCCCGCGAACCAAGCCTAAAGAATAAGGACGAGCAAAGCATTAACAGGGATGATACTAGGCTTGGGTGATTTCTTTCGCCCAACCGCCGTGCGCTTCTCGCTCTTCCATAGTATGAATATCTACCTCAGCATTTGCCGGAGTCACATCGGCCAATTGAATAAAGCAGTAAGTGTCGAATCTATCAGGCGACGGTATATTGAGCTTTTCACGCATCACACTCTTTTTCTCAATAACAAATCGACCCTTATCATCTATCAAGTAAGGTATACGCGCGCCCTGTAAGCGCGTCTTACGGTTCGTGTCTATTCTCATACGGCCCGAACGTATCGCATCTTTCGTATAAACAGCCGCCATGGCGCGTTTATTGATAAACCTAAGCTTATCCTCGTCAGAGAAACAAGGTTGACCCCAGCGTATGCGAGTGACCGTGATCCCCGCTTCTTCCACTATCTGACACGTAGACGAACCCACACCGTCGGCATCGATACAAACCGACACATTAGGGTAATTACCCGTCTTAACCAGTGCGACTATCTCACGACCAAAGTTAACCGGATCAATCGAGCCTGAATACTCAATCACCTCAACGTTAACGGAACGCCTATCAAGCCCGTGACCGGACACGCGGTTAATATTGATAACAGAGCTATCTCGGCCGTTACCAACGTCACAGGTAAACACCCAACCCCACTCGTGCTTAGATAACCGAGGCTTGGCCCTTGTTGCCTTAAGCATATCGTCAGAGGTAAGCAAATAGCCTTTGAAGTCTTTGGGGAACAACCCGCGCACTTTAATCATGTATTCAGGACTGTTACGGTCATTGCCGTACTGCCTGAATTTTTCCATGACAAAGGAATCGGTAACAAGCGGTGAGTCTTCGGAATTGAAGATTAACGACATCCAATCGCGCATAATCGACGGATCGTTGTGTGTCTGCCAGAAAAACCCGTTATCCCGCGTTGGCTGGGACAGTAACACTAAGCGGTTATTCGCCTCAGTTAGCGAGCCTGTAATCACACCAAAGGCTTTATCAGAGATACCGGACGCTTCATCGATGATCCAAAGCATGTGCTTGGCGTGTTCACCCGCTAATGCTTCTTCGTTACCTATCTTGTAGGCCTTGGGTGATAACTCCCAAATGCCCTTACTGGCGCGCTCATAAAACGTCGTATCCGTTAAGACGAAATACTCTTCTATCCACGGATGAAACTTAATCATTTGTCGCCAATAAATCTTAATGTTTTTCAGTACCGCAATCTTTACCTGATCCAATTTGTTGGCGACCAGAATTACACGGGACTCAGGGAACATGAGCATAAAGATTAATACGACAATCGCTATCTGTGATGACTTACCCGTACCGTGGCCAGAAGACACCGACACACGGCAACCCGTTTTCTGTGCTGCAGATAAAAGCTCTAACTGGTGAGGTACAGGCTCGAATCCCATTAGATGAATGGGGGCCATAACCCAGTTATAGCGAAACTTGACAACCAACTCGACCCAGCGTGGATCTGTACGAATAGACTTAACGACAGCAGCCATGATTAATCACTCCACTCGTCGTTATCGATGTCGTCGCTATCTATCCCGCTAAACTCAACATCTTCACTCTCGTCATATTCCAAACCGGAATACGCTGTACTTTGGAAATCCTCTTCGTCTAAGCCGCCAGCCTCAAGTTCAGCCTTACTCTGCAGCATAAGCTCTTCCAATATTCCACGACGCGAAGACATAGCATCAACATCGGTTTTAACTTTTTGCATGTAGCTTTCAACTTTGGCATCAAGCTCTTCTTCACTAATGCCGGACGTATCGACTTTAGGACGCATCAATTCGATTTCTTTCAGCGCTTCGGCTGTAATTATTGGGGATGGCGACAAGCCATAAGCCTCAATGCGCCTCGCCATTTCTAGCGCGGTCATATCTTCATTGGCTTCACGCTCTTGGGATAAACTGATAAGGAACTCGCGATCTGCTTTTTCCTTTAAGTAGCGGCCCATTTTGATTTCATTATCAACTTCGGCTTTACTGGCTTGGGTATGGGCCATCGTCAACGTGCCAAGCAAACCCGTTAAGACAGAAGACGACCCCCAATAGGCCTCTCTAACCAAATCCTCCTTACTAATGACTTCGTTGTTGTGGTCACGCGGTAAGTTACCCTCAAGCGCGCGTTGCTCAATAGTGACCAACCTATCAACAAGCAAGCGTTCCATTTGGATGTAACGAATTTCCGAAAGCTTAACGAGGCCCGATACATCACCTAGACGGCAATTCAATACCGTTTCAACGATGTCACTTTGTGCGTGAACCAAGTTCATATAAGCACCCGTCTTAACCGCCGCCGTGTTACCTGCAGCGAAGCGGCCACTATTCACAGCTTGCATATCACTCGAACGGTCAATGAACACTTGTTGTAACGAACTTGTTAACCGTTTCGTTGTTTTGGTTTTTTTCTTTTCCGTGACGGGTGTTCGCTCTGTTTTCCCCTCGGTAACATCTTTGTTTTTTATGGGTTTTTTCTTTGTTGTTTTGGATCTAGCATTCTTACTAGCGGGTGGATCCACTTTTATGGATCCACTCTTGGATCCACTTTTAGATCCACTCTTGGATCCACTTTTAGATCCACTCTTGGATCCACTTTTAACCTTGACTGGTGCCTTGCTAAATAGCGCTTTACGAATGGCATCATAAGACAAGCCATCACCCTCAAGCTTGGCGATAGCTGCAAACTGCTTACGGCCTGTATTGATGTTAAGCCCTTGTTCCGATAGATACTTTCTTGCACTGGTACCACTTGGGGCATGGTTAACCACAAAGTCTTCTCGGTGCGTACACCAGTCAATATCAATAGAATCTTTTGAACTGCTAGACATCTTGTTTGCTCTTACCCGATCCACTACATCCTAACAAATTGGGCTTATCGTACATTAGAAGCGAGCGCAACGCATAAAGGAAATGGGTTATCACACGATTTGTGGATCCAGTTAACCACCGCACTAATAAGCAGGTTTTAAGCGAGTTGTAAGCAGGTTACAGGCAGATAAATGACATTAACAAGGCAGGCGACTGATCAAATAACAGCTAAACAGAACAAATACGCACAAAACTAGCGTATTTATGGTTTATTGTTAGGGTGTTTATGGTAACTTATACGCGCTTTTTGGCATTTATTAATAATCGGGGATTTATATATGAACAACGAAAATTTTATACCTTTAGTCGCAATTGATGATGGATCCGGAAACATTGCTTACTCATTTTTGGATCCAGACGGCACACTTATCGAGGGCCATAACCCGTCTATCATCGAAAAAGGCGCACTAATGGACTTATCAGGTATCAGCGATTCAGCTTGGGTATGTGAAAGCGGCAACGCTTATACGGTTCGACACGCATCATCTAACCCAGAAGATACTTGCTACCGTGAATACCAAGTATCAGAAGCTAACCGCGTACTGGTAAACAACACACTGGCCAACGCCGGACTTGATGGCCAACAAATCATTATTGGTTGCACGGTACCGACAAGCCACTACTACAACAAAGGCGATAGTCAGTCACCAATCAATACCGACCTTATCGAAAAGAAGAAAGCTTCACTTAACTCACCAGTGACCAGCTACAACGGCACCACTGCAGCGCCGATACTTAATAAGATATTAGTATTCCCAGAAGCCATACCCGCTTACGTCTACGTGGCCATTGATGATAACGGCTCATTTAACGAAGAATACGAACACGACATTAAGACGCTGGTGATTGACCTTGGCCAGTTCTCAAATGATTTAGCGATTATTGGTCGCGGCTTTGAAGTTATCGACTACGCAACGAGTGAGAACGGCGTACACAAGATGTTTGAACACTTCAAGACGCTACTTAATCGCAATGCTGACAGACTGGGCCTAGGCGCAACCAAGGCGCTCTCAAACTCAGATCTGCGAATCATTATCGATTTAGGCTATATTGGATCTACCAGTAACAAAGAAAGTGCCGTAAAGGCGCGTATAGACGTGTCAGACTTGGTTAACGAGGCCGCTCAATACCTTGCTGACCTTGTTTACAGCGATATGATGAAGCTAACAGACTCAAACCTAAGCACGTTAACCCGCATAGTGTTTGTTGGCGGCGGCGCTAACTGGCTACAAGAACACGCACAAGCTTGGTTCCACACTATCGACATACCGGAACAGCCAGAAATGGCCATCGTTCGCGGCGTTCGCAAACTACTACATACTCAAAAGGTTTAATTAGTTATGTCAGAAAAGGAAATACGCTACACAGCAAAGAGTGAACACGGGGCCGCAGAGGCGCGTTTCATTGATGCTCATGCCAAAGGTGCCTATGGCAAAAGCACATTTGTTGGTGACTGCCTATCGGTAGGCTTCATCATGAAAGAGACGGGCTTTACTGACGTCATTAAAATGCTTGATGCAGACCCTAGCTTTAACAGCCTATCAGCCATTGAAAAGCGCAATAAGCTGATTTCCGTTCTGGCTCCCGCGAGCATAGGTATCGAGCAGGCCAGTACCGGAAAACCAGCCGCCAAGGCAGATAAACCGGAACCTGTACCAGCACCGGAACCCGTACAAGCTAAACCTAAAGCGGTTATCCCCACTTTAGGACAGTAATAAAAAAGGCCTGCTAAATTGCAGGCCTTTTTTTATTTCACTTGATTAGGTTTTACGATACACGTCGCTTTTTTGTTATACCGCAAGCTCTCGTCATTCCTAAGCTTGGCGCAGTCTTGGCAGTAATACACCGCTGGGAACATAAGCAACTCAGCAGAGTTAGCGCCAATGGTATTACAGCAAGGATTAACACACTCTTTGTACCGCTTACCCTTACTATCCATACTACGCCTGCGGGGCGCGAATTAATTCAGGGATAGCCTCTTTAGCGCTGGCCGCTTCTTGGGTAGCTTTCGCTATCAACTCTTCAACACCACTCTTAACGCGCGCAGTCTCACTTACTAAGACTTCAATACACTTCAATGCATCATCATTGGTCACAGCACGGCACATCTGCAAGTATTGGCCAATGAAGTAGCTAGCAAGGTTGCGAGCATCATCAATAGTACATAGTGGCGCTAAGTTTTGGTCACGTTCTGACATTTTTAAGTTTTCCTTTTAGTACGATGTTAGGATGTTTTTTGACATAAAGATTTGTATTCAGATAATGCATTCAGCAATACCGTTGATACGGGTAAGCCTAGCTCTTCCGATAGCTCATTGAGTATCGTTAGTGCAGGTGAATTTTTAGGTGTTCTAATGGTTGCCGCTGCAGGCTTTACCTGTGACGTGTCAATACCTAGACGTTCGGCTTCATTAAAGAATAACGTCATACAAGCTTCTGAACGCTTAAGAGACATAGCCAAGCTTACATTATCAATAAGCGCGCTTTCCCCAGTCGTACAGCGAAGTTTTAGCCCCTTAATACCACGAGCCTTATCACGAACGCGCATCGCACGTTGACGCCTTGCTGACTCAGAATCACTTGCTGGATTTTTCACGAATAACACCCTCTCGTTTTAATGTTTCAGTAATCATCTTTACCCAACCAACGTAATCAAGATCTGATATGCGATAGATGCCGTGGATATAAGGGTTTTTTAGCTCTTTCGCCTTTGGATTTGTTCCGTCCGGCTCAAGCTTGAAAGCCTTGATAGCTCTAAGCGACTTAAGCCTGTAGCCGTACTTACCAGCCATGCCATCAATCATGCTGACATTAACGTATGTCGCGGGATAGTCCAACTCGAACTTACAGCCTCTTGCAACTAAATCATCGTAGCGCGGGTGTTCGGCCAGCTCATAGCACTCATGCAAGCCATAACTATCAAAGTCCCGCTTAATCAACAGCCCCTTACTCTGCAGCGAGTCCATGGCCTTATGCTGGATCCCATAAACAACAACAAACGCATCGACTTCATCGCAGTATTTAGCAAGCACATGTTTATGGCTCAACAAAGCGTTGCCGCCTGCCATCTTGCGTGTTGGATAGTTGCGGGTTAGCACGAGGTCGCCATGACCGAGGTCAATGCTTTTGATTATGTGTGATAATGTAGCCACGGAAACACCTTTATTAAATATGTGACTACATCTTACATCGGAAAAAACAACCTAACAAAACTTTCTTCTCTAATTTTGTTAAGTTGTTTATTTATTGCCTGTATCAACTGTAAAAGCCTATTTTGCGGCGCGACTTACACAACGCCCGTCTTTTCGCCATGAATCGCTTACGCATCAATCACCCCTCATATTGGTTTTAGACCCACGGTAAAACTCAGTCACACTCATGGCCTCTTTCTCAGCCTGTGAAATTCCGTGCGTGTAGATATGCTTCAACATCACGGCCTGTATAGCCTTTGCCTCACCGATAAGCTTTTGCTGACCGACTATCAATTCCAACGGCTCCGACAAGTCACAACCTGATCCAACGCACCTATCACATTCAAACTCATGAAACATTGGCTTAACGACACCAGAGCCGCGACACGTCTTGCACATTGGCAGTAGCCGTATATCAGCCTCAATCTTGGTAGCCAATTTCTGAACATCTGAATAAACAGGTAGGCTCATCATGTGAGTATGAGCAGCCTCAACCATCGCCTGACGCCCCTCTTCAACGGCTCCGGCACATGACATTAAATGACCATGGCGAACCACCAAGGCGGCATATTCAGCCTCAATGGTGGCACTTTGGGCCATAACGGCGGCACTTTGGGCCTTTAGAGTGGCATTCTCAGCCTTTAGAGCGGTTAACTCATCGATTAGCGCGTGGTCTATTGCTGGTGGCTCATCGCTGGCCACATCGCCGCCTATCGCGTCAAACGGGCCTAGTTCGTCGGATATAACGCGCACTGCAGCAGAGATACCACACGCAAGGTCTACGCTTCCGCACTCTTCCAGCTCGGACGCTTCCAGCCTTAAGCGCTTAATTAAATCACCCACAGACTTAATCATTAACACGCTCCCATAGACCAACGTTTTTATCCCACACCATAGAGCCACCAGCAGTAAGGGCTAAGTATTCTGTAATAACCTCAATCGCCTCTTCGTGGCCATAGCACACTGCAGCGAAGTAGCAGCGCTCAGTCTTACGGTTAAGCGCTTCTATTTGGTTATCGCTTGGCTTGTTCTTGCCGTACTTCAATTCGATGAACAAGCCGTGATACTTACCCTTTGGCACATCCCCCGTAATATCGGGATAGCCTGACTTAGCCCCCTCAGCAAATAGGTCACTGGCCGTCTTCTTGTTGCGCAAGCCGCCCATAGGCACCGCTGCAAAGTCGTCGTAATACTCAGCCATAACACGGTACAGCCAGTCGAACACCATCACTTGTTCCCAGTGTTCGTGACTAGCGTTAATCTTACGGCCCTTATACATGCCGCCAGTCCTTAACTCAGGATTGTTAGCCAATATTGCCAATGCAATAGAGTGAGGCGAACCAACGGGCTTGGTGTTTACATTAAAGCCGCCAGCAGTAGAGCCTTTTAATTTACCGTTACCACCAAAGCCACCAGCAACAGACAATGGACGGCTTGGCTTGCTTGGGAAGACTTCAATAGCAGCAAACGGTCTACCGGAACCAGACTTAACCCCTTTCTTAGCCCATTCACTTTGTTTAGCCGCTCTATCTGCTAAGAACTTGCTATCAAACATGCTCTACGCTCTCAGACTCTTTAACTGCTATCAGGTAAGCGGGATTAAGCAATAGAACATTAAGCCTTGCTGCTACCCACATATCGTTAATACCAGCAGTCACATTAGCTCTACCCAGTGAACCTTTAGACAGCTCACTTAGGAACTTACGCTTTACATCTATTCCTAGCTTTTCTATCTGTGCATCTAATTCAGCTTTAGAACGTGGCATCTTTGTAACTTTGTTTTTAAATAGGTTCATGATTAAGTCTCTTATTAAAACGTTGTTAGGATATTAAAGAATAAAATTAAGAACAACTAAAACAAAATGCAGAGGCCATTAACGTTCCCCCATTACCAGCGAATGACTCTACATCATCAGACACCTTTACCACTTCGTTACAATGCTCACACCGATAGATACCTTTAGCGCCCTTTTGAAAGTAAACCGTTATGAACTGCTCATAGGCCATAGGCTCATCATCAATACCCACAGTATTAAGACTAATGCATTCTTTAAGGTCTTTATCCGTACCAAACACACCATCACGAGTAGCCTTATCAATACACTCATCGATCAACGCTATACGGTCTTCATCATCTTCCACGTCTTGAATATCAATAAGGTACTCAGTAAGGCGCTTAACGGTAAATGAACTACTTACTGCAGGCTTACCATTATCTAGCGAATACAGTAGATAGCGGCCTTGGTAATGCAAGATAACAAACGAGTCCACACTTACGTCGTCCATATACTTCATTATGCTGCTACCTCACTCAGTAACGCGTTAAACATAAATAGCGAGAACGTAGCATCATTCAGTGGCGCTCTATCCGTACCAAAGCCACCAAGCTCAATCTCTATGCCCTTATGAGTGACCACGATATAAGCAACCGCCTTAAACAAAGGGTTAGCCTTGCTTGTGATAGTCGTCTCTACCAATAGCCCTATAGAAAGCATCTTTTTCAAGATATTAACTGACACAGAATCGCCTGCTATGGGTTCTATTAAGATATTAGCGTTAAAGTCCAGATCAACACCGTAAAGCCCAGCAGCGCCCTTTACCCCGTACTCAACGAACTTTTTAAAATCGACAAACTTAACCATTTTTTCTTGGTCAAAAATACTCTTACTAAATGACATATACCCGATCCTTTACACTGCCAAAAATAACACTGACAGATTTTGACACCCTTTTTAAAGTAACACAATTAAAAAGTGTTAGGATGTAACAGAACACGCAAAGGCAAATTTTGGATATAAAAAAGCCCCGCATATCACTATGGGGGGCTTTTGTAGTCTCGTAAGTTCGGTTGCTGGATTTGACCGAGTGGCAAAAATACTATTAACGCTACGCTGAAAGCAATTTTAACAGCAATTAACGCGCTGCTATTGTTTAGCCTTGCCGTCTTCTACACCTTTTAGGATTGCGCTCATCACCTCAAGGGTAACAGCGCGAACCTTTGCACTGGCTATCTCTATTTCCTCTTCGGTATTGGCGTTGCAATTAATCATGAAGTCACGAGTACGAACACTAAGCGCTTCTAGTGAATCCTCTCTTGATAGCGTCATGCAATCAACCATGTGATCCGATACTAAATCTCTAGCGATAGCATCTAACCGCGCTTCTGTTACAAACTTTTTATTTTCTGACACCATATACCCCTAAGACTTAACGATACGTTCACGCTCGCATAATGGCGTAGCAAGAAAGCGATAACGAAGCTTGCCCTCCATATACACTGACTGGTTATCATAACGATAAAGATAACGAGCATTCTTAGGCAACTCAGCATTTGGCTCAATCAACCTTAATTCACTGCCAATCTGAATAAGCTTATAGCGCTCTACGGCCATACGCTTAATGGTGCCAGTCTTTGAATCCTTAGCACGAGCCTTACCCGCCTTTAAGCCACTCATAACCGACTGACTAAGCAAGAACTTCTTGCGCATAGCGAGAAAGCCATCAACACCAACACGGCCATCGCCATAAGCAATAAAGCCATCTACCCACTGAGGCGGGATTTCACTCTTACCAGCAACCACACCGCTGAAACGCTCATACTTCAAACCCAGCGAAAAAGCCGCTGACGCAACACCACCAAGGCGCTCAACTGCAAGCTCAACACCTTTCATCACGGCCGCTTTTGTTCTTGGTTGCAACATCACAATGCCCCCTCAACGATACTGGCAATCTCATTCACCATTTTATCTTCAAGACTGGCCGTTTCATCGTCTAAGTCTTCAACCTTGCGGATATGCTCTTTAAAGCCACCAGTGATGCCAGCCAGCGAATCATCAAACCGAGCAATACTATCGTGAATAAGGTGCATATCAGCCGAGGCCTTTAAGCGGTAAAGCTGTTTAGCCTCTTCTTGGGCGTCGCCCTCATCACTACTAGCCGACGAACTACCTGCACCGCTTATCTCAAAACTATCAACCATCGCTTGAGGCCAGCTTAATGCAGACGGCATTAACGTCTTATCCAGCTTGAAGCTAAAGTGTTCACCAAAGCCCATGCGAACAGAAACCACGTTAAAGCCATCTTCGAGCATCTTTCTGGCACCGTCTAAATCACAACCATCAAAGTTAGCCTTGGCACTCGCATCATTCTCAAGCTTAACGACATCTAACAGCCTGAACGCAGGCGAATGGATCTTACCCATTAAGACATCATTCAGGTTAATAGCCTTTTTAGGCTCAGAAATGATAATAGGGTACGAACCTAGCGCTTTACGGATAAAGGCGTTAACCGAGTCGGCAAACTTAGGCGTTGAACTCAATACAGCAACACGCTTTCTTTGCGGCATAAACAAGACATCAACACTCTTGTAGCGACTAAGGGCCGTTAAGCGCAGCTCTTCATTGATCTGAATTTTTAACTCTGTTTTCTCTTTTGAACGAACTAAGCGGCCCTCTTCGGCCTCTATCTTTTCCATTCGTCCGGCCACCAGCCGATTAATTTCATCGCTTGGGATGATTTTTTCTTGGTAATGAACCTGAAAAACAAACGCACCATCACCGACTGGGTGACAGATTTGCGCAGTCTTCATCAAACTAGTAAAGCCAATGCTGTACGAGTTTTCAGGTAAGCACGGGGCAAATAAAAACTGATTGAATGCTTCTTCACACTGGGCCATATCAACAACAGCATCGCTAGAAAGCGTGTAAAACAAGATAGAACGCGGGAATAAACTCATTTTAATCACCTATAAAAACCAACTGACTGGCACTGAGTACAAAAGCACTGAGGCACCACCGAACAACGAAATAAGACTTGCGGCCATCTTTGGCGGGTTAAAGCACACCGCCATCATGTAGACCGAAGAGAACAAACCTGCGAGCGACACAGCCAGCGCCGCGCAAGCAAAATATGGGAATAGCGAATGCAGAATGACAGGCATAATTAACCTCTCTTCTTACGCTTGCTACTGGCTTTTGTTTTGTTGATCAACACAGAAGAATTGCGACCCTCCACATACTTACGTGATGTCGCTATAAGGTCTTTGTTGGTTAGCTTGGCGTTTTCTTCAAACTCACCACGAATAGCAAGCTCTGAAACGATATGGCGTGAACGAACTAATGCAGCATCACAGGCTCTTGCATCAAAAGCAGATATACGTCTAACAATCTCTGCATAATATTTAGCTGGTGGACATACTTCTGCTAGTGCGCGCTTTGATACCTTTGGCGAGCTAGGCATAACCAAGTCTCTATCACCACTGGCATTGATAGCAGACACACCCAGTACACAACTAAAACCATTGCGACCCATCCACAAGGCAATAGGGAAAGCCTCATCAACAACAAAATCATCTTCAACAGACGATACGTTTAAGGTTAGGTAAGAGAAAATACTTACACTACCCTCGTATGCAGTGAAGATATCTTCATGAATAAGGCAATCAACCATCATGGTTAGGTAGCGTCTATCTTTACGTAAAACACATAGCTCATTTTCCATAGCGTTAAGAGTGCCAACAGACTTACGCATAACCTCAAGCGTTTTCTCTTTGTCGCTTTTATTGCTTGAAACAATGGCCTTAAGCTTTTTCAGATCTGCAGTAGACACTTCTAGCTCACGCTCTGCTTTCTTAAGCTTGCCTGACAACGATAAGGCTTCTTGGTTAGCTGACTTGATAGCATCTTTGTGATGGCCGTTAACCGTGGCTAGCTGGTTGTCATGGATAGCTCTTAAGGTATCCAACTCTTTAGCGGCGCTTACCTGAACAGATAACAGCTCAGTGACAGCCTTTGCCTTAGCATCAACTAACTCTGACTTAAGGCTTGAGATAGCACGGCCCTCAGCAATTAGCTTTAACTCTAGGTTTTGGCGCACAGTGACGACATTAGATAACTGGCTTTCGAGATCAGCAATCATGCGCTTGGCTGACTCATAATCACGCTTAACAGATTGCAGCTCTTGATTATCGCTGTAACTAACAGGCTGAAACGATGGCATTATGTCGCCTGACAACACATCCAAGCTTTGTCTAGCGGCATCTAGCTCAATTGATAGGTTTTCGTAACTTTCTTTGTAAACTTCAACACGCTTTTTATATGTATCAGATAAAAAAGTAGCTGATAAAATTTTAGCTTTTAATCCTTTGATGACCGATTCATATAAATCAAACGCGGTAATCTCTGCAGTATCAGCACCATTAAACCACGCCTCAACGACTTGGCCAGCGACTTGATATGTTTGCACTTCATCAGGTGATTGCGGCTCTTCAATCTCAGGCGCAGCAAGGAAATTGTGACTATCTGGCTTTGGCGAAAAACGCGCGACCCACTCGTTGGCTTCCATAAAAATGTGACCTTGTTTGTTAGGATGTAATTAATCCCGTGGAATTTACATCCTAACAAAGCAAGAAACAAGGAAAATAAAAAGCGTTAGGCCGTTTTTAGTTCTTCGATTTTGATCGGGTTCTTCCTAACGTAAGGTCTGCCAGTGGGTTTATGATTGACGTTTACACGCTCTGACAACCTGACTAGTTTGTAGTGTTCATCGAGTAAGTAGTCAGTATCGACTTGATTGCCTAATACCTCCCAACCCTCACGACGACGGCGCGCGAACATCTCAAACTTACTGCAAGAAAAAGTGAGGCTTTCAACCGTTTCGAGATATTCATCCGGCTTTCTTGAGTGTTCCATCTTGCAGCTATCGATAATCTGGCTAATGCTGTGATCTTCAATCAATGTAGCGCCCTTGCCTTTGACCGCAAACAAGACAAATTCAGCATTGGCCCGAGTATACGAACCCATGCCAACGTTATAGGGTGCCTTTTCAGTCGTAACTGATTTAATCCAGTCGGTACCGAACCACGCTTTTAGTGACTCAGGTGAAAAGGGACTGCCCTCATCAACCTCTTTGAATAGATTGTAATACGTTGAGAAATCGCGCCTTAAGCGCTTGGCTAGGTTAGTCCAGTAGTTAGCCGAACGTTTCACCCAGACAAAGCCAACAGTCTTATACTTAAAGCCCCAAGCGTTAATCACGTCCAACGCTTCCGGCAAAAGCGGTGCAGTGGCCCAAAGCATTAACAGGCAATCATCATCGGCCACATCAGCAACGTTAATAGATTTAATCTGCTCTATTGTCATTGTGTCGTAGTACCTAGCGGCCCCGCCTCGGTTCATTTTCTTATCTTTGTAGCTCCAAGGTATATCGGCGCTGATCACCTTAAACCGTTTATGCTCGTTTGTGGATAGCATAGAAGCCTTTTTAATGGCCTCCGCTGTAAGCTCTAAATCTGTTAGATCCATGGACATAATCACCTATGCGTTTTGATGCGTTTACATCCTAACACCGAACCTATTTGATTAAAAAATTGTTTATTCTATACGTTAGGGTAATTATTTTAAAAGGTATTGACTTCCGGCATAGCTAGAAGTGATAAGGCTTGCGGGGATCGTTATTCTCACAGTTTTGATCGCAACTTGATTTAGTTGATGACAGGCGGGGCTTTGCGGATCTATCATAAGCGCGCGCTAAGTTCTATTGACCAATTTATGATCGCATACCAAGCGGTTGAGACTGGAAAAAAAGACAACAAAAAAGGACTCAAAAGAGTCCCAATTTGACCCCGATAAGGGGAATGCTTAGGGGATTGGCGACAACCTCCCCCCTAAAGTACAGCGTAATTCATCATAAAACTTAACTTAGATAGAAACAGACCATAAAACTTAACTTAGATAGAAACAGACCATAAAACTTAACTTAGATAGAAACAGACCAAAAAACTTAACTTAGGTAGAAACAGACCCAAGGGTAGCAACTAAATAAAACGGCCTCATTAAAACGCAAATTTCTGACCAATCTTTGCAGAATGACAGAGCGGCTAAGGGAACCACCCCCTAACTATTTACGCGCTAATTGTATTACCCCTGCCTGTTTCCGTCAAGTTGAGTTTAGTTTTTAACCATAAACTTTTAACTTATTGGATAACAAATGAAACAATTTAAGATCAGGCACTCATCACCCCTTATAGCCGCTATAGAAAAGATTATGGCAACTAATATCCTCAAAAAAGGATTAGGCCGGACACTCCAAGCTATCGCAATGCATTGGAACCCAAAGGGTGAGATATTCCCGTCTCAAGATAGGCTAGCCGACTTAACATCAAATGACCGCCGCACTATCGTAACTCACATCAAGAAACTTAAAGAGCTTGGTGTAATCACTTCAAAAAGACGCCCTAACATCGTCGTAAATGGTGAACAGATTAGACAATCTAGCGTTTACACTTTCGTTGAATCAAAGCTAGGCGAACTGCTCAATTTAGCTAAGAAAACACTACGCGCCGCTGCAGCAAAGAAAGCACGAAAAGATCACTTAGCCTCGAAGAGAAAAGATCTCACTATCAGTATTCCTAAAGTAATACAGAAAGAGAAAGAGAACACTGTGAAGAAAAACGCTTCACGGGCTTTTTTAGAAACACGTCTTAAAGCGCTTCAAGAAGAGATTACTCACCTTGGCAAGCTAGCATTAGATTCAGCCTACAAAGCCGCTGTTAAGAAAAACCGCATTGACCGTGGTGAAATCCTTTCTGACGACGCACTCGCTATGAAAAAAGCCCTAGCAGCCCGTACAGCGCATATTCGTGAGAAATCAGCCAAGGTAAACGACAAAGTTCGCAGCCTAGAAACCGCATTGCTGACGTGGAATGCCACTAAGACAGGCTTTACCGCTGATATGTTTAACGAACTAAGCAAGTTTAAATCGATGTTAAGCACCATGGGTAACGCAGTATTCAAACGATACTCAGCGACCTTATAAACCCCTGTTTTGAGCGATTACGGTTAGGCCTAGGTATATTCATCCTCTCAAACAACCAAGGGGGAATACATGAGCCTTAAATTACTACCGTACTTGCTGGTGATAGCGCTTTGTCTGGGGATTTATCTGTTTGTCGATGGCCTACAGGAAAAAAACGCTGAACTGGTAACAATCAATCAAACGCTGGACGGCGACAGGCAAGCGCTAACGCGTGAACTTGAAGACGCTAAGGCGTTGTCACTGGATAACCTAGATCAAATAAAGCGACTTACCAAGCAAGCCGCACAGGAACAGCAGCTATCTAAATCGATGGCTGAACAGGTTAACAAAGAGAATACGAACCTAAGCCAGCGTATCGCTAATTTGCTACAGGAAACAAAGAAAGATGTTAAAGACAATTGCAGTTTTAGCCCTATGCCTGACAACGTTATCAGCATGCTCTTCGACACCACCAACACCAGCGCCGATAGTGATCACAAAGACAGTGCGGGTACCGATAGTGCCACCAGCAAGCCTGATTCAAATTAGTGAAATACCAAAGCCGCTAGGGACTCAGTGGATACAAGCAGCAGCCTACAGCGAAACGTTAAAGCTGATTATCAAGCAACAGAATGACCGGATGATTGAGCTTAGAAAGAATATTGCTTCACAAGAGCAATAAAAAAGCCCCCAGTGTTACTACTCTGGGGGCTTTATTTTGTCGGTACCTATTACGCTATATTGCGATCAGAAAACACGGTAGCCGGACAATGATATATATCGTTTTCACCGTTATTAACCACATAGTCACCCGCCACCACTTCTTGATAATGCTTAAAGCAGACGATCTGACCATCAATGGCTATCTCGCTGGTTGTCTCATCCACTGGCATGATGACATCACGTAGTTTAATACGATAAGCCAAGCGAACTATGGGCCTGCTTTGATAACGTTGATAACCATTACCAACATAGGCAAGCGCTAACTTTCTGGCGTGTAGCTTCTTAGCAGCAAAGTACAGGCATGAGATCACGATAATGGCGAGGTAAAAAATATTACTTTCAGTCATGATTAATTACCTGTTAGTTGCGCGGTGCAAATGGTGAGCTGTTAAGGCCAGTGAACGACACGGCATGAGCCATTGTTTCACTATCATTACGACGATTTTCTTTAATGCTTAAGCTTGAGCGTTGGCCACCAGCTAAAGGCAAATCAGTAATAGACTTAGATAATGATTCAAAGAATGCCGCAACAATTTCTTTATCTTCATCAGTAGCCATATTAGATAGGGCCGCTAACTGGCGTTCACTGGTAAAGATTGGTGATGCTCTTACCGCTTCAAGCATACGAACAGAACGATTAGCGCTTTCAGCTAACAACGCTGCTAGTTCTGACTCACGACTAGATAGTGCAGACTCAAGCATCATTACGTCTTGGGTAATCTCTTCATACTCAACCACTGACGGGCTACGCTTGTTTAAGATCCCTAATAGCTTGGCTGACTGGCCAGCATCAAACCCCGCAGACTCGAACATGCTTTCTAATAGCGCGTCTTCATCATTAACGCCCACGCTTTCAAACAATTGCTGCATCTTGTCATTGTCGATATAGCTAGGGTGTTTAACGAAGTCAAAGCCATGGAATGAACGAGCAATAGCGCCCAGTGCAGTAGGCACACCCATAACGGCCCAAGACCAGCCACCCACGCCAGCATCCCGCATTGCTTTCACAGCACGGCCTGACGGAGTATCTAAAATCTCTTGAGTGTGAGTAACAATGCCCTCGTCGTTCACATCAAAATGGATAGTGCGGTTACTTGGTACCGTCTCAATAACAACGGGCTTACCCTTATACTGAATAACGGATACCTCATCGAGATCCATCTTGCCTGTTAACTGTCTTAAGTTATGGCCAAAGTACCCGTATAACTCACCCAGCTTTAAGCGCTCTTTAAATTGAACAGAGTCTATTAGCTTTCTTACTGAGTTAACCAAGTAGCCACGGCCGTTACCATCAGAGCGGCCATGATCCTTAAGGTTAAACGTACTTGTTACTGTATCTAACACGCCTAATTTTTTATTCATCGTCTTTACTCTCAAATATTTCAGATAATCTATTGTTTACGAGCCTTGTTAAACGCTCTTCAATGCTTAACCCACTAACCGACTCAAACATGCCGCCCTCGTCTTCTTTGGGTGCGTCTTCCAACTCTTTCAGGATTAATTCAATATCGTCGTCACTAATACCCAGTGCTGACATCGTATTAGTCTTGAATGTTTTGGAATGCTTTAAGGTGCCTTGGTTGATCATGTCCAAGACAGTGGCCACTGACGTTGTGAAATCTGCTTTTGCTTGCAGCTCGTCGGCTTTCTCTATGGCCAGTGCAGTGTTAATTGAATGGAACTTAACAACGAATGGCGATTGATTTTGCGGGAATGTTTTTTGGTATTTGTACGCCAAGTGAATATCAATAAGGCGTAGCGTCATTTCTCGAATGCCAATGCGTATCCAGTTAGCGCGCAGTGCAGCAATAATACTTGTTCTCGCCCAGCCACCATCGCCTAAGCCACCTTGCATCAAGTCACCCCAACCAATGAGTGATGGATCAATACCCATGGCAGAACAGAAGCGCTTAAGGTTAAACAAAGTATCTTCAATGCCGTTGATATCAGGTGATGTTTGCTGTGTGTCGATAGTGACACCGCCCTTACCGCCTGAATGCACCGGAATAATCTTATTCCATACGGTAGCAATTAAGCCTTTACGCTTGGCGATACGGCCCTCAGCCTCTTCGTCTTGTCGCATTTGTGAAGAGACTTTGTTCATATAGGTAGCTGACGCGGCCGGATCTAAGCCCTCCATACTCACGGCAATGAATCGGTCTACTCGACTGGCATTAAAACGGGAACCACGCAACGATCTAACTGACTCGGACAATTCAGCCCAAGAGGTGTAAGCGTTCTCTAAAAATGATGTCCCGTAGTTTTGTGTTTCAATGGGTGAGCGGCGGTGTAAGTCGGTGTACAGGCTGTACTTATGAGCGCCCATGTTATCCGGTTCACAATCAAGACTAGGCGACCAAAAAGGCACCTTAAGCGCTACTAAGGCCCATGGTTCGGCCAGTCTAATGTTTTGGCCATCTTTCTCTTTTAGGTATTCCGACGTGAACCCGCTTAACTTATCGCCCCGCATATACTCTTTAATATGCTTGGCTAGCGTGAAGTAATTAGACTCAATATCAGTGATGCCCTTGCCTACTTCACCAAATGGCCGGATATAGTGAACGCCATAGATACACATCAACCAAGCCCAGCTAGTGATGTTTGCGTTAATCATCTTGCTTAAGTCGGCGTTAACCTCTTTGGCTAATTCTGCATACTCTGGATTATCCGATTCAATCTCGATGATATTGCCCGTTTCCATATCGGGGGCCAGTGCATAAGCAATGTGCATCTGCAGGCTTGCCGATACCAACTCAGATCGTGCCATTTCCTGATAAATGGAATAGCGCTCAATACGGCCATCAGGCAAAACAAATTCGCTTAAATGTATGTTACTGGCACCGGATAGTTTTACCCCGTTGGTGGCACTCTCAAAGCCACCGCTATCAATAGGAAAGCGAGAACTGGTAGCGTTACCCGTCTCAAAACTAATGCCGTAGTTGTCGTTATCCTCTTCTTTAAAACCTGAAAAGAGCTGCTTAAATACAGATATCAGCCCTTTTGTCTCTTCTTTGTCGCCCACATTAACCCCAGCTCTTTAACAGAATCAGAGGATGATACCAACGCGACCCTAACCCACGAAAAAACAGGGGAATTAGCGCCAAACGGGCTTAAATGCCCTGTTTTTAAGTGACCCTATTTAGCCAGTGGTAGCATTCGGCCACCTTAAAACGGAGGCATTACATGTTAGAAATCAGAGAAATTATCGCTAAAATTATGGGGGCAAAGCAGACAGCCGAGATCCAATCGATACTGCAAAGCTCATTCAATGAACCCGCCACATCAGATCCAGCAATAGACACACCGGATACATCAGAAAAACCCGAAGCACCGGACACCGGAGCGGCCACCAGCACGGAAGATAAAGCGCCTATTATGGGGGTGCATAAAGTCGATAACGTGTCATTAAACCGACTCAGAAAAGAGGCTAACGCCGCTGCTATCGAAGTGATTGAACGTGTTAAGGGTGACAACAGCCTGCTTACTGAAAGCGACATCGAGACATTGCGCCGTTACTCGGGCATTGGCGGTACCGACACAGTAAGTAATACAGGTGGCCATATCCATGAGTATTACACGCCTATCGAGATTGCATCGGGCGTATGGGATGGCTTAAAAGCCATGGGCTTTACTGGTGGCAATGGATTAGAGCCATCATCAGGCACAGGCGTATTCCAAGCGAGCAAGCCGCAAGGCGTACTCATGACGGCCAGTGAGATTGATCAGACATCAAGCTCAGTTAACCAATTGCTTCACCCAGAAGATATGGTACTTAACCAGCCCTTTGAAAAGCTTGCTGCAGAAGTCGAAGACGGCACGTTTGATAGCTGTGTGGGTAACGTGCCATTTGGTACCGCCCGAGGTGAAACCGCTGTATTGGACTCTGACCCAGCATCAAAAGAGTTTACTAACATCGCTGATTACTTTGTCGTGCGCGTCATTGATAAGGTTAAAGCTGGTGGCCTTATTGGCCTAGTGGTACCTACTCGCATTGTAAGCGGTAAAGACAACAAGAAAATGCGCCGCCTCATCAGTCGTAAAGCCGAGTTCTTAGGCGCTCATCGACTACCATCAGGCGTGTTTAGTGATTCCGGTACCGACGTTGTGACTGACGTTATCTTTTTGCGTAAACACTCGGACGATTTGGCCCAGAAGCTACCCAAACTTAAAGACGCTGATTTGAAAGCGGCTAACGTGCTTTGGGATACGTTCATTAGTGGTAAGTGGTTCGATGTAGCCGAGGGCAAGCGCTTTGTTCATGGCGAGTCTGAACGCTTAAGCTTTCAAAATAAGCTCGTCGTTAACAACAATAACGCACTAACGAACTTACAACTTAAAGAAAAGCTATCGCACAAGTTTGAAACCCGCATCGAATGGGACAGCCTGAACGCAGCCGAACCGCTACCAATCACTTATGCAGAGGGTGACGAAAAGCTGATTAACGGCCGCTGGATGTCACTAGTAAACGGTAACTGGGAACTGATTAAGCGTGAAAACGACGACGGCACTATCAATGCTGAACGTTACGGTGCATCGAGCTTAGGCGCACTTGATAGCATGCTTTCTAACCCGCTAGGTGCCTTAGCTCTGTCTTACGATCAGCTTATGGCCATCAACACCGACTACCCTTACCTAACCCGTGGGCTACTCAGTGATTTCATTAAGCTATCGAATACCGTTGATGATAAGTACAAGGCTCAAGTGATCCGTGGCTCTATCATTGGTATGCGCATCCAAGCACTGCAGTATAGCGATGAGCCGGACGAAACGATTTTAGCCGAGGCCCGTGCGCTTATCTTGGCCGAGTCTCAAAAGTATGGCACCCCAGCCAACAATAAATCACTCACTGTACTCACTGGCCGCAACGCTAATTACTGGAATGCTTTTTCTGCATCACTTGATAAAAATGGCGAGTTCTCAGCACTGCTAAAGGGTGAAGTCGTTAAAGGTGAAACCATTGCGTTTGATCCACAAGATGCAACCCAAACAGTCGCTAACTTGTTTTCAGTGCGTGACTTGGTACCCGTACCGCTTGAAGACTTCTTGCAGGTTTACACGGGAACACTTGAAACACTTGAACAGCTAGCCGCCATTGAGGGTATCGCTATCACCCCTGACGGCATGCTTGCCCCTCTTGACCGTGCAACTAGCGGTAACATCGTTGCAGGCCGCGAGCGCTTACTTGCTGCCATGGCCAACGAAACCAGTAAACCTATCTTGGAAAACTACCAAGCCCAGCTAGACGCTATCGAACGCAAACGAACGCGAACGAACGTTGACGCTATCGACATCACTATGTCGGCAAAGTGGGTACCACGAAATTATGTGCTTGAGTTTTTAAAGTCTAACGGCTATTCATCGCTTGAATACTCACGCGTTGAAGAGGACGAATTAGGCAATCAATTTGATAATAAGGAATACAACGGCGATGACGGTCTATTTTCTGGCTACCAATTACGTGACGGCAAAAAGCGCAGCAGCACAAATGAGCAGTTTGAGCGCCAGATTGAAAACTACCTCAATGGCTTACCCGTGCGCAGCTCTGACGCTGCAGCAGCATCGGCCTACAAAAGCCGGATCAAAGACCTAGAAGCCGAGTTTGGTATTTGGATCCGTCAACACGACGACATCGACCCAATCACCAACCTGTATAACGATAAGTTTAATGGCTTTATCCCTATTGAACACTCAGGCGCACCACTTGGCCTTGAGAACACATCCGGTGAAATCGTTAACTTTGATTATCAATGCTCTGAAATCCGACGTTTAAGCGAAACAGGCGGCGGTATTTGCGGTTTTGGTACCGGACTAGGTAAAACAGCAACGGCTTTAGGTTTAATTGCTTATAACACTGAATTGGGCCGCGCACGTCGTACCGCACTGGTTGTTCCTAAGTCGGTTATTGATAACTGGTATCACGAGTCCAAAGCGTTTTTTGGTCGCCAAAACATGAGCAATATTTTATTTATTGGCGTAGAACCGGTGATCGGAAAAGGTGGCGAAGTTGAGCAAGAAACAGTGCTTGACGAAAAAGGCGAAGTGAAGCTAAACCGCAACACTAACCAACCAATGCAACGCGATAAAATTAAGGCGCTTTCAAGCAAAGAAGTGAAAACGCGACTGAACATGATCCCGCATTCAAACTTCACTACGGTTGTTATGACCAAAGAGCAGTACGCATCGATACCTATGCGCCCTGAATCAGTGGGTGAGTTCGTTTCTAAAATGGTTGACGCTGGCATGCTTGGCGGTAAGTACGTTGCTGACGCTAAGAAGCACCGCGAGTCACTTAAAAATGCCAAGTTCAAAGAGAAATATGCCGATACCGGAACGAAGAAAGCCGAAGACGTGCCGTACTTTGAAGATATGGGCTTTGATAATGTGATCATCGACGAGGGCCATAACTACCGGAACAGCTACAAAGCGGGACGTGAAGCATCAAAACTGGCTTACCTGCCAACACAGGCCAGCGCTCAAGTGTCGGTTGACCTATCGTTAAAAGGCCAATTGATTAAAGAGAAAAACGGGGGCCGTGGCGTTGTGCTGCTATCAGCAACACCAACCGTAAACAGTCCGACCGATATCTTTAACATGCTATCTCACGTCATGACACCGGATCAGTGGAGCCAGTTAGGCATTGTTGACGTTGACGACTTTGTGCGGGTATTTGGTGAAACCGATGAAATGCCAGTGCAGAAGCTATCGGGCGAAGTAGAAATGAAAACCGCGCTAGTGGGCTTTAAAAACCTATCCGGCTTGCGCAGCTTATTTCACCGCCATGTAAACCTTAAGACCGCTAAAGACGTGTCTGAAACCGTTGCTATTCCCGACATCGTGGACGTTGAGCAAGAATGCCCTATGACCGATGAGCAGCAAGCTATCTATGAAGAGTTGCGCGTTCGTGCAGAAGAGTTAAGTAAGCTTACGCAAGCCGACAAGGAATTAATGCTGGCGCAAGGTATACCCGTTGATAGCGTGTTTAGAATCATTCGTGAAATGGATCGCGTGACAACTGACATCGACTTGTATAACAAGCAAATGACGTTTGTTTTCCCTGCAGATAAAACCGAGCAAGTTAACAAGCTGGTAGCGGCTTTGCCTGCAACGCTAAACCTGAAAGTCAAAGATGACGACAAAGGCGACGAAGACGCTGAAACAACAGCCTTAAGCATTGCTCATAATGCCAAAGTGGCCACCAGCGACAGCGCGGTAACGTTAGTTGTTAATCAAGAATTTGAAAACGAAGTGATGAAACTCGTTGAACAGTTCGGCATTAAATCTAATGAGATCAGCCACCCTATTACACCCAAGTACGCGCGCCTTATTGAAAACCTCAAAGCAGGCCTAGAAGACGGCAAACAAATCATATTCACCGAAGAGAAAACCCAGCACAACAAACTGGCTCGCATCATCGTGAATCACTTGGGCCTAGAGCCTAACGACATCGCTATCATTAACGCTGACACGGTATCCGGTAAGGACGCCGATAACGAACAAGCCTCACTTGAAAAAGTGGCACTGGCATATAACGAGGGCAGACATAAGATCCTTATTGCCAACAAAAAGGCAGAAGTAGGCGTAAACCTGCACCACGGAACAACTGACATCCATCACTTAACATTGCCTTGGACGCCTGCATCAATCAAGCAGCGTAACGGCCGTGGTGCGCGTGTTGGCTCAAGCCAGAAGAAAGTACGAGCGCATTACTATGTCGGCAAAGGCTCATTTGATGAGTTCCGCTTATCATCACTTAAGCGTAAAGCTGAATGGATGAATGAGCTATTCACTTCTGACCTAGATCGTATGGACAATGCCGACGCTAGCAACAATGAAGAAATGAGCTTGCTACTTGCTAAAGACGCTGGCGAACGTGAAGCACGTATAGCGGCTAATCAGCAAAAGGCATTAGATAAAGTACGAGCAGCCCAAACGATTAGAGCTAAGATTGATTTAAACAATTACATCAAAGCCTCACACGATGGATCTGCTAACAAAGAAGTCGTTGCCAAAGACCTTGCCAGTGCTAACAGTCAATTAAGCAAAGCCCTTGCCGACATTGAACGTGTCAAAGGCAATTTAGAGCGCTATACCACGTTGTCAGAAGACAAAGAAAGCACCATGCGCAACTACTACCTAAGTGAAGCAAAGGACGCGCGCAAAGAGTTAGTAGGGCTTATGGCCATCGCTTCATCACAACGCAGCAAGCAAGTTGCATTAGAGCGATTAAAGACCCGTATCGATAACGCTGACGCACAGCTTAAGCGCTTACGCCCTACTGTGAAGAAAGCGATTGAGACTGGCCTTATTGGTGACATCGATTTAGCTGTACTTGATCATGGCGACAAGTTCATTGTGTTTGAGGGTAAAACCTTAGCCGTTGGTAAGCAGTACGAAGCCGCTGATTTCTCAAAGCATGGCGGTCGAACTGACCTCATCTACCGGATCAACTCTATCGATTTCAATTTCAAAACTGCCAAGGGTGAATTGCTTTACTCTTCGTCAAGCTATGGCCAAACGAAACTCGGCAAAGAAACCGATATCAGCTTAGGCTCACTTAGAAATGAAACAACGATAGCCCAGTCAGAAATTGACTTTAAGAATGCGCTTACTGATAGCATCAAAACAGGATCTATCAAGTCGCTCATGACAGAAGAAAAGTTCAGGTGGGCCATTGGTAAGGGCTTGCTTACTATCAGCGCTGCCAGCATTGGCAACAGTTACAGCAGCAGTAAAATACTCTTGTTGCGTGACGGTACCGGATTTGCTTTTGTTTCTGCCAATTACGAAGCAGTGAAGAAAGAACTAAGCGAGACACTTGTTTATCCTGATCCTGATAACGAAACACTTAAACGTGATTTGTCCGTATGGATTCTAGCTGACCGCAAAGAGCGCACCAACTCAAGCGGCACGGCCATTTCATTCTACGAAGCCATATTGGGTAACAAATGGGACGCCAACATAGAAGAACACGGCAAAGCTGCCAGCGCCGCTGAAATCTCTAAGTGGGCGAAAACTACCATGGACAGCTATCTTGCTACTGAAAAAGGCACCAGCGACTTTGACGATATGGTTAAGGGCCAGCGTACTTATGATTTCAGTTGGGTTCGCTTCTACGGTGGCAAAATGCCTGCAGAGTTTGATAACTGGGAAGCCTTTAAAGCCGCTGGCGGTAATCAGTTTGAAGCGCTCAAGCTTGTGGCTGAAAAGAAAAAGGCCGAGAACGAAGCCATTATTACCAAGGGTGTACAAGCTGCTTACAAACAGGCCGAAGCATCTAACGAAGATGATAAGGACAAGTGGGCGCGTTGGGTATTTGATGAAGTCGTTAAGAGTGGATCTGACATCGTTCTTGATCTACTTAAGGCTGACAGCTTTGCTACTGGCATTAGCGCCGATTACTGGCAAGGTGCCGCATTGGCCGTGCTTGAAAAGCTGCTTGATACTAACGCGGGTGTAAGTGAGTTGGTTTATGGCCAGTTCGGCTCGAAAGTCAAAGAGCTGCTTATGAAGACTTACGCTGACCGTGACGCCATCAGCAAAGTATTGAACCCCGTAACACCCGAGCCGGAAGTGGAAACCAGCACCGAAGACACGGCAACCGTTGAGGCGTTCCGCGCTACCCTTGAAAATGAAGCCACCAAGTCTAACGAAGCTATCAATAGCCAAGACATATTTGATGGCATCACAATCAAGCTTAATAGCGTTGAGATAAACCAGCCATCAACCAAGTACCAATCACGCGGTAGATGGCGCACTAACCCAGCGCGTTATTTCCCTGTGGGCGATGTAATTGCCATTCACGATCCACAAGGTAAGTCTGGTAAACTCTTTAGCAACAAAG